TACGCAACTCATTGACATATTTGAGATAGTTACGGTAGTTACAACAGTTACAGTATTATTTATATATATACACACGCGCACACGCGCACACGCGCACACGCGCACACGCGCACACGCGCGCGCACGTAGGGGGTTTACAAAATCGCGTTTTCTACCGTAACTACCGTAACCGTAACCGCTTGACCTGCCGCTCAGCCTGAGCCAGCCTCAAGCCTATGCACCCAAATAAATGCTGAGTGTATCTGTGGAAACAGCCCCTGTGACCGCACCAGAGCCCGTTAAACCGGCGCGTAAGAAGCCGCCCGCCGCAGGCAGGGGGCGCAAGAAAGGCGAAATAAACCACACTACGCGCGACGTACGGCTAGCTGTGGGCATGATCGCAGAACGGAACGCAGGGAAGATTGACGGCTGGCTGGCCAGGGTGGCGAAGAAAAATCCGGCCAGAGCCATTGATTTATATATCAAATTGATTGAGTACCATATCCCGAAACTAAGCCGCCAAGAGATCGTCAAGCCGCCGAGCGAGAGCCGGGTCATCGACAGTTCACAGCTGACCGCCGAGCAGCGCGAGCAGCTCAGGCAGATGATTCTGGCGCAAGCTGAGCCGGCTGCGCTTGAGCACCAAGCGCCGAACCTGTTGGAGCCGGTGGGGTTGGCTGTGGCGCAAGTGGTTGATTCTGTTGAGGATAGTACAGAAGTACGAAAGGATGAGGACTGATATTTGTCCCCGTTCTGAAGAACGTTGACAAGTGAACCCGCATGTGATCTACTGCGCACATGGTCGAGACGTCACACAAGCAGCACACCGCAGTCGCCTATTACCGCACGAGCTCAGCCACAAACGTCGGCCAAGTCTCTATTAGGCAAAAATCACCCCCCGACCCCCCCTTTCTGGCTGACGGGTCCTCCAAGAGACCGGTCCTGAGCCCCGAATCGACATACGCGAGTTCCGACAAAGATTCGCTGCCTAGGCAGCAGGAAGCGGTGAGGAAGTGCGCTGAGTCACGCGGTCTGACGATTGTTCGGGAGTTTTACGATGCGGCGGTGAGTGGGAGTGATCGGGTGGAAGAGCGCCCGCAATTCCGCGAGATGATGCAGTACATGCTGGGCAATGGAGCGCGGACGATCATTGTGGAGAGCGCGTCGCGGTTTGCGCGTGATTTGATGGTTCAAGAGGCGGGGTATGAATTGTTGAAGGCGAGGGGGATTCAGCTGATAGCGGCGGACTCGCCGGAGATGTTTTTGTCGGATGAGCCGATGGCAGTTGCGATCCGTCAGATGTTGGGCGTGATCGTGAGATTGGAACGGGCGATGCTGGTGCAGAAGTTGCGCGGCGCGCGGGATCGCAAGAGTGCGCGGATGGGTGAGCGGGTCGAGGGCGGAAAGGCATGGAAGGCGCTGAGGAATCCGGTGGCGATTGAGATGGCGCGGGAGATTCGGGCTGAGCGGCCGGACCTGAGTTTGCGCGGCATATCGAGCCGGCTGGCGGAGGCGGGGCATATGGCGGCGAGTGGGAAGCCGTATGGGGCGCAGTCGGTGAAGCGGATGTTGAGGCAGGCATGAACAGGCGGAAATTATTGGCGAAGGCGGGGGTAAGGGCGTGATGATATTGCGCCACCCCGATCATGATCCGGGATGCTTTCTGCAGAGTGGGAAGGATGGCAGTTGCGACTGCTCGCTCATGCCGAGCAAACACGAATTGGGGCGTTGTCTGCGTGCGCAGGGTTTTCTATGTCCGTGCGAATGTGAGAATCCGCCTGCCGCGAAAGTTGATCAAGCGGAGGGGGAAGTGACTTTAGATCCAGAATCGATTCGCGCGGCTATTTGCGTCATGGTGGATAAAAGCCGGGATCTTAACGAAAGGGGTGCCGCGCACTACGAGGGGGTTATCCGCGGATTGGTCTGGTGCCTGACGGGTGAAGATCCTGGGCGGTATTATTTCGACACCTCGCAGTCGTTGAAGGAGATGTTTGATGCGGCGGGAATTTCTGCGAGGGTTGAGGGGGAAGTCATCCGCTTCGATCTGGAGGATAAATACTTGACTGAGGATATGCGCGTATGACTGCCAGCGTGACTGACCGAGTCGGATGGGAGACGCCAGCGGCGTCGGATGTGGACGATTGCTCATGAGGCTCGGTGGCCGATTTTCTCGCAAGAAGCCGTTCACGGTGGAGGACTGGTATCGCTCGTGGAAGGTTCGTGGACCGCGCGAGCCGACGACGGAGCAGTTGCTGCGTCGCAATGAGTTGTTGAATTTTCGGCTGGTGTTGGCGGCGAAGGAGCCGAAAGAGGATCGTGATTGCCGATGTTCGAATACTAACTCTGCGGGTTTACGGTGCGAGTTGCCTGCTGGAGGTCATATTTGGCATAGCAATGGGTGGGTGAGTTGGGTGACGCGGGATGTGGAAAAGTAGATCACACCGGATACAGCGGCTGATCCTGCCCCCGCGGATAAATCTTAGCCGATTCGTTGTCGGCCTCGCGTTCGGGCTGCCGGACTAGCAGACCCATATCTCTTAATTTCCTGAGTCCCATGGAGGTCAAGTCAACGTACTCGTCGTGGCGGCCTTTTGGGAAGGCGCCGACTTGAGAAATAACACTTTCCATCCACGGTCGGTCGGGTCCGTAGATGATGCCTTCCGCGAAGAGGTGCTGGACGCTGTAGAGTCTGGCGGCCTTGTCTTGAGACTTTGGATCAAACAGTTCAACACCGAATCGCTCGCGCCAGTACAGGCGCCGGATTTCCTGAGACACGCTGATGCCGGACGCCTTGTTCTCGATTAGCAGCAAGTCGACCTTCATTTTGACGCAAGTTTGGGCGACCTTTTCGACGAGCGCGTGGAGCTCAAGCCGCTCAGTCCATGCATACATACACATAACGTGCGGAGCAAATTCGGAATAGGTTTGATTCATGCGCTGCGGGGTGCCGTCGCTCGCGACGATGCGCGTCGTGGGTGCCTTGACGTCGCCGGAGAAGATTCCCCAGATGATCATGCCGGAGGGATCGTTCATGCGATCCTCGGTGTAGGCACCGTCGAGTGTCGCCAACACGAAATCCATCGGCGGATAGGAGTCGTGCTCCCAAAGTTTCCACCATTCGCGCTTGATTATGCCGCCGCCCTTGGGCTCTGGGCGCTGTTGGATCTGGCCCGCGAACGTATACGGCCCCATGCTCTTCTCAAGCCGTTTGAGATACTCCTCACTGAAGCGCTCGGGCCACAACAGCTCGCCAGGCTCGGTGCGCGGGTCCTTCCAGCCGATGATGGTGTGGAATGACCGCTCAGGCTCATAGCGGCCAGGCAGGCAAAGATGCGTCCAGCCATCCGCCTCGTGCTCGAGTATGTGGCCGGTCAGGTCATCTTCGCCGAGCCGCTGCTGGATGATGATGAAGGCGCCATGTTCAGGATCGTTCAATCGGGTGGGCATGGCCGTGGTCCACCACTGGATGGTGGATTCCGTGGTCGCCTCGCTCTCCACATCGTTGGCGGCGTTAGGGTCATCGATACAGATGATGTTGCCGCCCTCGCCCGTGACGCCCGCCCCGATGCTGGTGATGAGCCGATCGCCGCCCTTGTCGTTGGTGAAACGGGACTTGGTGTTCTGGTCCGTCGTGAGTTGGAACCGGTTGCCCCATCGGGCTTGGTACCACTTGGACTCAATGAGCCGGCGGCATTTGACCGAGTCACGTAGGGAAAGTTTGTCCGCATATGAGGCGTAGAGGAACGGTACGCCTGGACCGCATGTTGGAGTCGAACGGGGTTGTGCCCATGTCCATGCAGGGAAGGCGACCGAAACAGTGTTGCTTTTGCCGATGCGCGGCGGGCAGTTGATGATCAGTCGCTTGATTTCCCCGTCGACGACGGCCTGCAGGTGTTCGCAGATCGCATCCACGGCCCAGGCGTCTTTCCACTGTGCGGGGTCGATGTACTTCCAGGCGGACTTCAGGAACACATAGAGACTTTCCTCGCAGTCGGCCCGATCCAAGTCCAGGAGCTGGGCCTCGCGGTCGAAGTTCGCCGGCAATTCGATCATTTAGGGTGCCGATTTGCGCAATGATGGGGCCAGATCGTAACATCTGGCGGGAGCTAGGCTATTCTAGGCGCCGTGACGATACTCACCCTCGAGAACGCGACCCCCCGTTGCAAGGCGACCGTGAAGCTGATCAGCCGGGCGCAGCGGCCGTATGTGTTTCAGGTGACGGTGGTCGGGGAGTTCCCGCACGGGTACCGGCGGGTGTACCCGATTGCGGCGGACTCGGACAATTCCGCAGCGATCAAGGGGATGGAGCTGTTTGTGGCCGAGTTCGGACGGCGGATACCGGGGGTGTGCTCGGTGGCGCCGAAGGCGAAGATAGCGTGAGCGGCCTCGCTGGCAACATCCACAACCTTCGGATCGTCGGCCAGCCCGACCCGGAGCTGCCCGATGCCGCGAAAGTCGTCGTGGACGTATCCGACGACCAAGCCGACACACCAGATATCGACGACGCCGGCAATATCCTGCGGATCAGCCACCCCGACGGCGCGATCACGGTCTCGCTGGATGGGCGCCCTCTCGGCAACGTGAACCCGGCGAATGAAGGGCCGACAGAATGGTTTGGCAATCTGGCTGAGCACATCCCAGCGGATGAACTTGCCCGGATCACAGATGACTTGCTGCAGGGCATTGCGGACGACTTGCAGTCCCGGCAGGAATGGATTGAGGACAGGGCCCTCGGTGTGAAATTGCTCGGCCTCAAGATCGAGCTCCCGAACGTGGCCGGCGGCGCCGATGGCGCGCCCGTGGAAGGAATGAGCAAGGTCCGGCATCCCCTATTGCTTGAGGCAGTACTCCGGTTCCAAGCTAATGCCCGCTCCGAACTCCTGCCGACCGACGGCCCAGTGAAAATTCGCAATGATTCGACATCGCCAGACTTGGTGACGGATCAGCTTGCCACCGCGCTTGAGCAGGACTTCAATCATTACCTGACCGCGGTCGCGACCGAGTACTACCCCGACACGGACAGGATGCTGTTCATGACGGGCTTTGGGGGGGACGGCTTCAAAAAGGTCTACACGTGCCCGCTCAGGAACCGCCCGGTGTCAGAGTCGATCGACGCCGATGATTTGATCGTGAACCAATCGGCGACGGACTTGGCGAACGCGCAGCGGGTGACTCACCGGGTCATGATGCGGCCGTCGACGCTGAAGCGCATGCAGATCCTGAAGGTGTATCGGGACGTGGAACTCGGCGACGCCGTGATCCCGCAGTCGGACGCATTACAGCAGGAAGAAAAGGCGCAACAGGGATTATCTGACAACGGCATGCGCCGGCCCGTCGACCGGGAGCGCGAGTTGTACGAGTGCTGCTGCGAGCTCGATATTGCGGGCTTCGAACACAAGATCGACGGCAAGGTGACCGGGCTCGCGATTCCGTACGTGGTGACTATCGACGTGTCATCCCGTCAGGCGCTATCAGTCGTACGGCGATTCGACAAGGAGACGGAGAAGCTGCCGGTCGCAAGGCAGCGATTCGTAAAGTTCCCGTTCGTGCCGGGGCTCGGATTCTACGGGATCGGACTGCTGCACATCCTCGGCAATACGACGAATGCGATCACGGCTGCTTGGCGCGAGATGCTGGACAACGGCATGTTTGCCAATTTCCCCGGCTTCCTGATGCAAGACAGCGGGGGCCGCCAGAACACCAACATTTTTCGCGTGCCGCCGGGCGGCGGCGCCCCAGTCAAGACCAACGGCGTGCCGCTGCGCGACGCAATCATGGCGCTGCCCTACAGCACGCAGCAGATGCCGGCGCTCATGAGCCTGACGGACAATATGGCCGAGACCGGCCGCCGGATCGGCGGCACGGCCGAGGTGCAAGTTGGTGAGGGGCGGGCGGATGTGCCGGTCGGGACGGTCATGGCGATGATCGACCAGGCGATCAAGGTCATGAACGCCGTGCACAAGCGCATGCACGCCGCGCAGGCCGAGGAGTTCCAACTGCTCAAACGTGAGTTCAAAGAGAACCCCGAGACATTCTGGCAGCGCGGCTGCAAATCCAAGACTGTGTGGGACAAGGCGAAGTTCATCGCCGCCCTGAACAACTGCGAGTTGGTCCCGCAGGCGGATCCGAACACGTCATCGCAGGGCCAGCGGATCATGAAGGTGATGGGCCTGAAGCAACTGCAGGGTGCGAGCCCCAACCTATATGATCCGATCAAGTGCGATACTGCGGCGCTGAACGTGATGGGATGGGCCAATCCCGAGGAGTTCTTTGTGCCGCAGCAAGCGCGCGCGGCGCCGCCGCCGCAGCTGATCCAGATGCAGACAGAGATGGCGAACGAGACCAAGAAGGCCGACGCCGACTCGATGCGCGCCAAGGCCGATCTCGTAGAAGCGATGGCGACGCACAAAGAGGCTGAAAATAAGATCGCTGTCGGACACTACGCGCCCAAGCCGCAGGCTGCGGGCCTCGCCGGCTCGCAGCAGGTGGACACGCCCGTCGACAAATTGAACGCGCAATCAAAGCTGTACGATGCACAGACCAAGCGACTGCAGGTCCGGCAGCAGATTCAGCAGATGCATATCGAGGATCAGAATCGCGATCAGGACCGGCAGGCGAAAGAGCGTGATGCCGCCATCGCGCTCGCGGCCGACTTGGTGAAAGCGCACAAGCCGCCGGGCGCCGACGGGAAAGCCCACAAGCCGAACGTTGACGGCGTGGGTAACAAAGCGCACAAGATCATTCAGGATGTGGATCGAGGAATTACGCAGTGAGAGTTCGTATCATCCGCTGGACAGACCCCGTCAGCTCCGGTGCATCGCTCCGAGTGCAGCGCTGGTGCGCGGGCCAGTGGGAACCCGTGCGAGACTTCTCGCTGGGCGAGTCGGATCCCGCCTATGATTTTGCGATGAAACTGTCGATGTCGCAGCGGCTGCCAACAGAGATAGCCGCATTCAAGGATGGCGAGAAGGCGGACAGCCACCCGCTTCAGCCGCTTTTTGTCATTCCCGCCGAGAATGTCGCCGACAAACCATTCGAGGGTTCCCCATGAGTTCCACGTCAGAATCTGCTCGAGCTGCCGCGAAATCGAAGGCTGAACGGTTGGTGAAATCCGATCCACGATCGCGTGTTGACGCGAGCGGGTACTCGCCGGAGGGGCCGCTGGATGCAGGGGTCCAGACCGGTCCGCGCCCAGTGTCGCGCCGGCAGTTCCGCAGCGGTGGCGCAGTGGATGGCTTAAAGAGCGCCATGCGCGCCGACCGGAAGCCGCGCGCGTCAGGCGGCCGGATCAAGGTCGACGGTGGACTCATCAACGAGGACGTGAAGGAAGCGAACGAGTCGCGCGAAGGTACCAAGCACATCGGCGGCATGAAGCGCGGCGGGCGCGCTGGCAAACTTGCCGGCGGCCCTCTGATCCAGAACACGGGCAGCTCACCGTTGCCCCCGACCGTCATGCAGCGCAAGGACGGCGGCAAGGTCCATGTCGCCGGTTGCGGCTGCTCGAAGTGCGGCGGCGGCCGAGTGGGTCACGCCAAAGGCGGCGTATCGGTCGCTCAAGGTGGGACTCGTCCCGTTGCTGGTCGGCTGGCCCGCAAGGGCGGCGGCCGGACCAAAGGCAAGACCAACGTCAACATTATCATCACGCAGCCGGGAGGGATGGCGGGCGGTCCGCCGCCGATGCCGCCACCGGGCGCGATGCCCCCGCCTCTGAGTGGCCCAGTCGGGCTGCACCAAGGCGCGCCGCCGCCCGCTCCGATGGGACCGCCTACCGGTGCGCCGATGATGGCGCGCAAGTCGGGCGGCCGGACGAACTATCCGCTCAATGCGGGTAGTGGCAGTGGGTTGGGGAGGTTGGAGAAGGCTAAGGCGTACGGTTGATGTTCAACTGCAAGCGCTGCAAAAACACTGGCAGGATCACAGAGGAATATTGGGAGCGGCCTTCGCTTGATAAGCCGCTATTCACAGGAGAAGTGAAGCTAACCGATGTTGAGCCAATCGCGATTAAAATGCGCGAGGTCGAATGCCCGGAATGTCTGGGCTTCGGCGCTGTCGGCTGGGTCCTTCCCGGATAGAACATGTCCACCCTCAACACCCAATTCGAACACGAGCTGAAAAAACTCATCGCCGCCCGAATCGCGGACATTGGCGACATGCTTTGCAGCGGTCAGGCCGTGAAGGATTACGCCGACTATCAGAAGCTCGTCGGCCAGTTCCATGCGCTGCGCACGGTGCACGACGATATGTGTGAACAAGTCAACACAACACTCAATCAACGGTAACCCATGCCAGCAACCGCCCTGAAAAGCAAGCAAAACGACCCCGCCAATGATCTGAAAAAAGAGATCCTGGCGAAAATCGGCGACGTGTCCGAGTTCGAAATCGCGCAGAACGAGGTGTTACTCGCGATTTATCGCCGTCCCGAGACGACTGCGGGCGGCATTGTTCTGTCGCGTCGTGTATTGGACGAGGATGTGTACCAAGGAAAGGTGGGATTGGTCGTGAAAATCGGCGAACACTGCGACTTTGAGCGCGTTGACCCGTACACCAACATCAAGACGGGCATTCCGATTTCGCTGCACGACTGGGTCGTTGTTCGCCCGTCTGACACATGGGCGCTTGACATCAACATGCGCTCCGATGCGCTATCCAGCAAGGACTTCGTACCCTGTCGGCTCGTGAAAGACACGAGTATTCGCGCGAAAATTCCACATCCAGGCGTGGTCTGGTGACCGAGTAAAATAAATGTCAACACCAACAGAAGAAATTGCAGTCGATTTAGAGGCCGCAGACGCCAAAGCGGTCTCCGAAGCGGCCAAAAAGGCCGCGAATGGCGCCTCGGCCGACTCAACTCCAGAAGTTGAGATTGAAAAGGTCTCCGCCGAGCCTGCCAAAGTCGAAAAAACAACCCTTTCGCCTGATGAGGGCCTAGAAAAGCTGAAAAAACAGCTTGAGGATGAGCGCGCGGCACGCCAAGCAGCCGAACAGAGAGCCAACGAGGCATCCCAAGCCGAGGCGAAGGCCCGCGGCGAGGTACAGACGAGTCAATTGGACTTGGTGAAGGGCGCAATCGAACGATTAACCGAATCCAGTGACACTTTGGAGGGTCAATACGCCGAAGCGCTAGCTGCGCAGGACTTCAAAACTGCCGCGAAGTTGCAGCGCGAAATGGCCAACAACTCGGCAAAGCTAATTCAACTCGAAGCGGGCAAAAAGGCGCTCGAATCCGCGCCGAAACCTGTCCCACGCGCGCCAGTTGATCCCGTTGAGCAATTCTGCGCACAACTATCACCGGCATCAGCTAGTTGGGTTCGATCTCATCCCGAATTTGTACGCGATCAGCATAAGAATCGTCAGATGCTGGCTGCCCACGAGCTCGCTCTGGCCCGTGGTCTGAAGGCCGATAGTCCCGAGTATTTTGCGTCGGTCGAAAAAACGCTTGATGTTGCCACGCCATCTGTCACGAAAGCTGCCGTAGAGGACGCCTCTGCCGACGCGGCACAGCCAACTGGTGGGCGTGGGGCTCCTGCGGCGGCGCCGGTCAGTCGCAGCAATGGCGCCCATGGTGGTCGGCCGAACGTCGTGAAACTGACCTCTGAGGAGGTTGAGATGGCCGGCATCATGGGCATGTCCGTCGAGGATTACGCGCGCAACAAGGTCGCGTTGAAGCGAGAAGGAAAATTGTCATGAGCGAGAATTCCAAAGGCGTTGCCGGCGCGGTGTCTACGGCCTTGAAATCTGCCGGTCCCATTGTTGAACCACCCAAGCCCCGCGAAGAAGACCCCCGTACCCGCGCCGCGCGCCGCGCAATGGAGCTCCGCGAGCAGACCGCCTCCGATGACGATGGCGTCGACAAGTTCTACATTGACCCGAAGACCATCCCCGACGGCTGGTCCTACGAGTGGAAGACCTACACTGTTCTCGGCAAGGAGAATCCCTCGTACCAGGTCGCGATGGCACACAAGGGTTGGGAGGCTGTCCCGCGCTCACGGCATCCCGAGTTGATGCCGATCGGATTTCAGGGCGAAACCATCGAGCGCGACGGCATGATTCTGATGGAGCGGCCGCTTGAGATCACGCAGGAAGCGAAGCAACGGGATTTGCGCGTTGCGCGCGCACAAGTGCGTGGCAAGGAAGAGCAACTCGGTGGCGCGCCCCCAGGGACGCTGGAGCGTGACAACAAAGGCAAGTCACTGGTTAACGTGAAGAAGACTTACGAACACGTGCCGATACCGGAATAGCAGCCGTGTCAGTCACCGTGGGTCAGAAAGTCCTGTTCCATCCCATGAAGGGCGTCATTCATCACACTCTGCCGCATGGCGCGGTGCTCGCGGCTACCGTCGCGCACGTGACCAGCGACGGCCGGTTGAATCTAAGTGTGCTCGATGTGACTGGTGCGAGCCACGCCATGCAGTACGTTCCATTGATCCAGAAGGGTGCCAGTCCGCCTGAGCACGGCTACTACGCAGAGATTGAGTGAAAGGGACGTCCGTGTCCCCCCATTTGACGCTCCTATGGATTAAGCGTTGCGGTCAGCACTCCGGCACTGGCCGGATCGGCCGCCGCGATCACGATGGAGACGTCGTTCGACGGGTCACCCTGAAAGCCGTCGTTGGTGATGCAGATCGCCTCATAGACGTCCGAGCCGGTGAGTGGGCTTGAGTCAGTCCAGCTGACGGTGGCTGTGCTCGGCGCGAGTTTCGCGATCTCGGTCCCGTTGCGCGTCAGCGAGGCGAAATTGATGTCAGTGAGCGCCAGCGAAGCGCCGCTCTTTCGAGTCGTCGGAAAGGTATACGTACCGGTAACCGTAGGCATGACTTTGTTTCCTCTGAGGGTGATTCGCGTCAGGCACAAGTGCCCAGCGCTTGCGGATGAGTGTTCATGGCGATGGCGATGTGGCCAGCACCAGCGCAGGATTGGTTTCATAGCGCCGCCATCTTAGTTGATTTCCCATTTCAGTTATGCGATAAGTCCGATAGCTGCCCGGCGCAGCTTGTGATTTAGGTTTCAGGTCCCCCATGACTCCGGTAGCCATGCGACCTCCGACTGGAGAGTTTCGCGCATGGCAAATACCAATGCACCTTTCGGCTTTCGGCAGTACCGCGGTCGCGGCAGCACGCCGAGTTACGAACAGGTTGCGCTCCGAAACGGCGGCATCGACTACAACGCCACGGTCATTTACAACGGTGACCCGGTAGTCCGAGTCGGCTCTGGCGACGGCACCATCAAGCAGGCCGCAGGCGCCGCAGGTGGTAGCACGGTCACGATGGCCGGCATCTTCACCGGCTGCAAGTACCTCTCCACGGTGAGCAAAAAGACAGAGTGGTCGAACTACTGGCCGGGCGGCAGTCCCGTCACCAGCGGCAACCAGTCGACCATCGAAGCCTACATCGTCAACGACCCCAACGCCCAGTTCATTGTGCAGAGCGATTCCACCGGAGTCGTCATCGCCGATGTCGGCGCGAACTTCGATTTCAACATCGGCACCGGCACGGCCGCGAACGGTCTCTCCGGCGCCTATCTGTTGCATACCGGTGTGACCACTGCGGCATACCCCTGGACTCTCCAGGAGATTGTGGTTGACCCGCCGGGTCAGAATGGTACCCAGACGGGGGCCTACAACCTCGCGATCGTGGCATTCAACAATGTTGAAACACGTCAGACGGTCGCGGTTAACACGTGATATGATTTCTTCCTGTTTCAACACAGTTGAAGAAGCCATGCGCGAATTTGACGCCGTCGAAGGAATTCCATTTCGGGTTGTCACAGATCGAGAAGCAACATTGGCTGTATTTTTCAGCCGTTGCCGTAAATCTGACACAGGATGTTGGATTTGGACTGGGACTCTAAGCAACAGCGGTTACGGCTATTTCAAGTCGATCGCTGGCCGCAAGGGGCTCGGTCGCGGAGACATCGCTCACCGATTGAGTCACAAATTGTTCATTGGTCCTATTCCTGATGGCCTCGACGTACTTCATTCTTGCGACACTCCGGCGTGCGTCAATCCGAATCATCTTCGGGCTGGCACTCGTAAAGAAAACATGGCGGACTGCATCAAGCGAGGCCGATTCAAACTGCCGGCGCCGAGGCCCGGCACGTTGAATGACCTAGCCAAACTTACTGATGCCGACGTGGTCGATATCCGCAATTCTGCGCAGAGCCTCAAAGATCTCAGCAAGAAGTACGGAATCGATCGAACGAACATTCACCAGATCATCACCGGCAAGACGTGGACACATGTCCCGATGCCGGAAAAGCGCGTCGAAAAAGCAGACGGCAGAGCGAAACTCACACGGAATCAGGTCATGGCAATCAAGAGCGCCGACGCATCCATTCCTCACAGTCAACTCTCGCGCCAATACGGCGTAGGAGTTCCGCTCATATCCATGATTCGCAACGGGCGAATTTGGAAGAGCGTCATAGCCGCGGCGCAGGAGTAACGAGAAGTGGCAATTAATCTTTCAGCCATCAAAGACCTGTTGCTGCCGGGGCTCCGGGGTGTCACCGGAAAATATGAACAGATCCCGTCTCAATATGACAAAGTCTTCACCAAGTACACCTCAAAGCTGGCGCTTGAGCGCACGGCCGAGATGCGCTACTTGCCTCTCGCGCAGCTGAAGAGTGAAGGCGGCCAGACGGCATTCGATAACAATGCCGGCGAGCGATACGTCTACAACCAGGAGCACATCGAGATCGGCTTGGGCTACGCGATCACGCGCAAAGCGATCGACGATAACCTGTACAAGACCCAGTTCCACCCGTCCAACTTGGGGCTGATGGAGTCGTTCCACCAAGCGAAAGAGATCTACGGCGCGAACGTCCTCAACACCGCGACGACCTACAACGCGAACGTGAACGGTGACGGTGTTGCGCTGTGCGCGACGACCCACCCGATCGACGGCGCGACGATTGCAAACACGCCGACCACGCAGGTGGACTTGAACGAAGCGACGCTGCTGAACGCGCAGGTGTCGGTCCGCACGAACTTCAAGGATCAGGCGGGACTGAAGATGTTCGCCCGCTTCCGCAAGCTGATCGTACCCCCGCAGTTAGAGCCGGTCGCAATTCGACTGACCAAGACCGAACTGCGGCCTGGCACCGCCGACAACGACGTCAACGCGATCCTGTCGACGGCTGGCGGCATCCCAGAAGGCTACATGGTGATGGACTTCCTGACCTCGCAGTTCGCGTGGTTCGGGCTCACCAACATCCCCGGACTCGCCTACATGGAGCGCATTCCGTACGAGAGCGACATGCAGGTGGACTTCGTTACTGATAACCTTTTAGTCAAGGGATACGAGCGCTATAGCCTTTCGTACTTCAATTGGAGATCGCTCTACGGCTCGTTCCCAACTAGCTGATTATCTTTCATAAATCTCCAAAAGTTATCTGTCAAAAAATGATTTCCGCCGTTTTATCTAAAGGATATACTATAGTCTCCAACAACAACTTGGAGACTTATATGCCTTTCGATCAAAACGCAGTGCCGGTTGAGAAGCTGGCCGAGATTTTCGTTTACGACCCTGAGACCGGTAAGATTTTCTGGCGCGTCAAGAGCGCATCTAAGGTACGTGTTGGCTCCGAAGCGGGCTGCACTAAGTCCACGCGAACGCTCTCAGATGGCAGCAAGGGCGCATACAGGTATGTCCGCGTGCTTGGTGCGTCGATGCCAGCTCAACGAGTCGCTTGGGCACTCCATTACGGCGAATGGCCTATAGGGAAGATTTATTTCGAGGACGGCGATCCACTCAATCTGCGGATTCAGAATCTGCGGCAGTCTAATTCAATAACGACTCCGCATGATCTGAGCACGCCGGAGGGGCGCGCTGATTACAATCGCGAATATCAGGCTGCTCAGGGTATGGACTGGAAGGACGCCCATCTACGCAGCAAGTTCAATCTTTCGCTGGCAGAGTACGGCCAGATGCTGATTGCTCAGAGCGGAAAATGCGCAATATGCAACGGCGAAGAGACCCATACTCGTGGCGGCAAAGTGAAAGCACTTTCAGTCGATCACGACCATGAAACGGGTAAAGTACGCGCGTTGCTCTGCTCGGAATGCAATCAGATGTTGGGCAAAGCAAAGGATAATCGAGATATCCTGCTCGCCGCCGTGAAGTACCTCGACAAGCATTCCGGTCGTGAGCCGACTACTCCGGCCCTGACGATTGTCACGACCGAGGAAGTGAAATGACCCAGTACATCACCCCCACCAGCGGCCAGACGCTACCTGATACACAGCCGGGCGCGCTGACACAGCCGAACGGTAGCCCGGCGCTTCCTGGTACCGAGTTTCAAGGCCCGCTGATTGTGGGCTCGGTGCTCGCTTCAGATGGCACTGGCAACCTTGCGGGCGTGGGCGGCACGGTCGGCACCTGCAATCAGGGCTATGTCGTGATGTCGCAGTCGTGCGTGATCACGCAGGCGACCAACACGGGTACCGCCGGGCAGTTCGCCTGCCCGATTGTGATTCCGGCGCAGAGCCAGATTCACTCGATCAAACTGATGGTGACGACCGCGTGGACGGGTGGCGCGACGACTCTGGGCCTTGGCACGGGCGCATCCGCAACCGCACTGACGGCGGCGAATGCGGTCGTGACCTCGGGTGCCTTGGGTCAGGTGAGCATCGTCCCCGGAACGGGCGCGACCCAAATCGGCAACTGGGACAACGTCGGTACGCAGGACATCCAAGTCGTCGTACTATCCACCAACACGGGAAGTGGCGTCGGCACGCTGACGGTCACTTACGCTCAAGGTATCAACCTGGCCTCGTAAGCCTGGAGACTGAGACATGAAAGGCGGACGTAAATCTCGATCGACGGGCGGCGTGAATGAGGATGAGGAGGACCTGAAGTCCAAACCCGAACCGCGCACGAACGCGAAGAAGATTGATGACGAGGCTGAGGAGATGAAGAAGGGCGGCCGTGCGAAGCGAAAGCATGGTGGCAAGACTGAGGTTGGCAAGATTGATGGCGGCAAAGCGCCGATGCATGCGGGCAGGAAACCGCGCAAGAGCGGCGGCCGCACGGGATCGGAGGCGAATCCGTTCACGGGCGCGAACAAGGGCAAGGAGCCACCGGGCCACAAGACGATGGGCCCGGATCCTGACATCGGCGGCATGGACCAGAAAGCGTAACGACGAGCGCCCCATTGGCGATGCGCGATTAACGGCAGCCTCGCGCTGCCGTTGTCGTTTTAGGAGAGCGAAACTTGAGACCGATCACCGCGACCGTAGGCCCGCTGACTGCGCAGACGGGGAACAACATCGCGCTGTCGCAGACGCCCACCTCCGGACCGCTGACGCTGAATGGGGCATTGGTCACGGGAGGCGTTGCTGTCATCACCAATCCGCAGCGCATCACGATCACGACGACCGACAACACACACCCGTTCACCATCACTGGAACGACGCCGACGGGCTCGCTGCTCACTGAGACGGTAACCAGCAACGGCACGAGCGTGACGTCCGTATTGGACTATGCCAAGGTGACATCGATCACCATCGCCGGCAATGCCTCCGCTGCCGTGACAGTCGGGACCAGCGGCACGGGCGCGACGCCGTGGGTGCGGCTTGATGAGTGGGCCAGCCCTCCAGTGGGGATTCAGTGCGATGTCAGCGGGACGGTGAATTACACCATCCAATCGACCTACGATGACCCGAATAGCCCGACTGATCCCGTGGGCGTGTCCTCCATGACATGGATCAACACGAACGACACGAACGGAGTAAATGCCACGGGAGCCGTGCAGACCAATTTCCTGTTCACCCCGACGTACGTCCGGGCGCTCCTCAACAGCGGATCAGGCTCGGTGACCATGAAAGTTATTCAGTACAACGTGGCGAGTCGGTAAGCCCATGGCTAATGCGTCGAACGGTAATGCATACATCCCTGGCGGAGGTGGAGGTGGGGGTGTCGCGATATCAGCCGGTGGCGGCAGTGCCAGCAGCGGCACCGTCATATTCAGCAACAGCAACGGCGTTACATTTGGCTACAACAACGGGACGATCACGGCGACCGTCACGCCGGGAGCTGCAGCTGGCATTGCGGCAATCGGCGCCGGCACTCAGACCGCGACTTCTGGCACGCAGGTCTTTGCAAACTCGAACAACGTCACTTTCGGCATGTCCGGGTCGACTCAGATCACGGCCAGCGCCAATCCAGGCGTCTCAGCGATTTCGGCCGGTGCGAATAGCGTGTCGGCCGGCGCAGTCGTGTTCAGTAATAGTAACAACGTCAGCTTCGGATTAAACGTCTCCACTGTCACCGCAACAGCCACATTTGCCCAGACCGCGCAAACGCAGAGCAACATTCAGGCGATCCAAGCTGGCACGACAAGTGCGAATACTGGCGCCATTTCTTTTAGCAATGCCAATGGTGTTTCTTTCGGTCTGAACGGCCAGACGATCACGGCCTCGCAATCGACTCTCGTCTATAGCAATTCCAACGGAGTGACGTTTGGCATTAACGCCAGCACTCTCACCGCCAGTTACAACAGCACATCGGCGGCTGGTCAGGGCACGACATTCGCAGGGACCAATGTCTCGGCCAGCATGACGCTGAATACGGCCGGGTTAAACTTGGCGCTATCGGCTGCGGCTGCGGGCGGAGGGTCTCCGAACATCAGCGCCGGCACGACCAGTAACAACCTCGGCTCCATCGTCTTCTCGAACAGCAACGGCGTGTCGTTCGGACTGAATGGGTCCACGATCACGGCAAGCGCTTCGGGCGCGGGTGCCTCGGCCTCGATTCTGGCGCTCGGCAACACGACAGCGCAGAGCTCAAGCAATACGATGGCACTTTCGGCCTTCAACGTGTCGGGTTCGGGCGTGGTCTCGGTCGGCATGAGCGGCAACACGCTCGTCATCTCGGCTCCTGGCACGACCAATTTCGCCAACCTGTCGGTGTCGGCGGGCACGACTTCGAATTCTCTCGGGTCGGTGGTCTTTTCAAATTCCAACGGCGTTAGTTTTGGCCTTAACGGGTCGACGATTACAGGATCGGTAGCCACATCGCTGACCGCAATCAATGTGAGTGCCGGCACGACGAGCAATAACCTGTCGGCCGTCACGTTCAGCAATTCCAATGGCGTGAGTTTTGGTCTCAATGGTTCGGTCATTACGGCAAGTGCTGCTGCTGGTGGCGGAGGAGCGGCAATCAGCGCTGGCACTCAAAGCACGAATGGCGGAACGGTGGCGTTCAGTAACTCGAACAACGTCACTTTCGGCATGAGTAATAGCTCCGTGGTGACGGCAAGCTTCTCAGCGACTCAGGTGTCTAGCGTGGGACTGTATGCGCTGGGGAACACCACGCAGAACTCGTCCACGACCCTTGATATGCGCACGCAATCGTTCAACGCACTAGGCGCCATGACGATGGGCTTCAGCAACGGGTCGATTCAGGTCTCGGCGCCTGCGACCAGTTCATTGAGCGCGACGGGTGCGGTGTCAATTTCTACCAATGGAAGCACGATCAGCATCGGAGCACCGAACTACGGCACGCTATCGTATTGGGATAACGGAATTCTGAACGGACTACCGCTCACCACAGCACTTGGCGCGGGTAGCGTCGTCCTGCAACAGATCGTGCTGGATGCCAATCTGTCGGTGTCCGCGCTGCGTGAATTCATCTCCGGTAGCTTCTCTAACACGAACTCTAGCTACGGCAACACGATCTCAGTGTACGGCGCGCTATATACGAGAAACGGATCGACGCTGTCGCTGGCTACGTCCGGCTCGCAGAGCTACGCGATGACGAACTCGTCCACCGCGTCAAGTGCGAGTTATGCAGGTATCCGCGGACTGACGCTGCCGCTGGCTGCATCGATGACGCCCGGAAATTACTGGCTCGGACTGATGTCAAATACTGCATCGTCTGGATTCAATTTCGCCACGTTCAACAACGTCGTGGCCTCGGAAGGTGCGCTGACGTACAGTGGCCAGCTGGGCGCCGCGAGCGCGGCAAGCAACCAAGTTATTTTGGGCGGTGGCTACTTCAGCACCACATCGGTCGCGATGCCGTCATCCATCGGGCTCTCGCAGATCACTGGGTCGGTTGCCAACATTGCCCCATTCGTCAATCTCTACAATGTGAGTGCTTAAGTGAGCCTCGTCGGATCGGGCTCAAGATTGATTGGTAACGCGGGCGGTTTATTTGCAGCTGCGGCTGGCGGTGCGATCGTCAACCGCGTGGGGATGAACGCGACCCCATTGCAGGTATACGGCACTGAGATGCCGTTCATGAACGTGCTGAAGTTCGCCCGAGGAGGCGGATCTTCGCTCAATTCTTGGAACACCTCGGGCGCAGACCATCCGGCAAACCTGCAGCTGGACTCGCTTGGCTATCTCACCTCGCTGACCGGCATCGACAGCACCGTGTACACCTCGGTGCACGGCGCTGTCTTCGTCAATATCAACACGGTTAGTGGCGGCGCTTCCATTCCGCCACCAGGGGCAACCACCCTCTATCCGGCCGGCCAGTGGCGCATGCGGATCACTGGGCAGTTCGTGATGACGCTGAGCGGTGATCCGACCAGCGTCGCTTGCACGAGCCCCAACTGTTCCGTGGTCGGTAATCAGGTGACCAATACCGGCAACGGTCAGGCGGTCATCACCTTCAACTGCAACACGCCATCGACGGCCGGTATCACCTGGACTTTCACGAGCGTTGGCGCATCCCCGAATAACCCTCGAGCGATGGATCTGGTGTATTCCGGGAACACGACGGCATACGACGCGGGCGAGATCTTCGATCCGAACTTCATCGCCTGTATGCAGGCAGCAAAGATCTCGATCTTTCGTGACATGGACTGGCGCAACCAGAACTGGCGCTTGCCACAGGTACAGTTCTCATCCACTCCGCAGATCAACGACACGTCTGCCACCATCAACGGGCAGTATTCGGACGGGACGATCTCCGGAAACGTCTGGCTGCTGCCTACCGGCACCTATAGCGCGCTGTGGTCGGACGGTGTCTTCCGCAACATCAACTGCACTGCCTACAGCTCTACCGTCACGTTCAGTGCGTTGAGTGCTACTCAGACCAATGCGTCTGTTTACGCTATCATTGCACCCTGGAGCAACCGCGCTCGACCGACCTCGGCGCTCTGGAACGGGCCGGATGGCGTGCCGATTGAGGTCATCATCGCGCTTGGAAACAAGCTTGGGATCGACATCCACCACAACTTCAATTTCGAGGGCACGCAGTCCACCGAATACACCGATGTCGCCAACATGTTCTACAACGGCACCGGATGTTTGGACGGAGTGGGGACTGCCGGGCTGAACAGTGCGCAGAAGCTATATGGTGAGATTTCCAACGAGGTCTGGAATGCGACGTTCCCGCAGCAGAAGTACGCCAATTACCTCAGCCAAGGCATTTACAGCACCGCGAACAGCCAGAAGGCACTCGGATATGCCTCAGGGACCGCTGCAGATGCGATCTATGCAGTCTATGGATCATCCGCATATTCCTCGCGCGTGGTCTTTGGCGTCGGTTGTCAGACCGTCAGTTCCGCCTACAGCCAGCTGAACGACTCGCTCAACACGCTCATCACGGGGACTGCGGCCTACCTGCATCTGCACGGGTCATTTTGTGTGTGGGTCGCGCCGTATCTGGATATCACCGCGCTCACCAACTCGACGGATATCAACTTCATTCTGGCGCTGGGAGATCCGAATCTCGCCATCATGCAGCTCGCCTATACCAATGTGGTGAGCGGCCATACCTGCACACAGATCAATGCCAGCGGTTACATCGGGCTGCAGATCAGCCAGATCCAGGGCATCCAAAGCGGCATTTCCGGCCAACCCTGGAACACGGTGCAGTTCAACTGCTACGAGGGCGGGGACAACTTCAAGGACGGCACGGGTGGATCGGTCGCAGGCTGGAAGGCGCAGTTGTACTCCTGCTATCGGGACTCCCGGTTCAAGTATGTCTACTCAGACAGCGGCAAGGTGATCGACGGAACCCATCAAGGGTTCTTGTACATGCTCAAGGCAATCAGCGTCGGCTGGTGCACGATCTTTTCCGACATCGACATCCTGGGTAACGGTGGATACAGCTACGGCGTGTTTGAATCGGCCATGCAGGCGGCTCAACTGCCGACACTGCCGCCCAAAGCGCAAGGATTGGCTAACTTCGCGCAGGGGCTTTAAATGAGCCTATCATTTGGTACCCCGGTGCAGTTCTCGAATGCCTCCGGCGTTAATTCCAATCCAGTTACAACGACGGGATCGCTCACAATCTCGTTGAACGATACTATTTTAGTCGTCTGCCGCGGATCTATTTCTGGTCTAGCGGCAACAACTATCAGCGACACGCTCGGCAATACCTACCAGCTGCGGGACGGTTCAGGACACGGTGGAGGTGGTCAAGGCATCTGTCTTTATGACTGCGTGGGCGCGACTCACGCAGGTACTTCGCAGATAACAGCCACGTCCACCGGCAATACCTTAGTTGCCATTTGGGCCGTGAATGTGAGCGGACTGACATCCACGCCATTCCAAACCGCCACGGGCGCAGAAATACAAGGCGGTGGCACTGCTGGAACCAACAATTACACGGCATCAAGCGTTACGGTCTCTGCTGCTCCGGCCATGGTATTTTGCTTCCTGCATGACACGAATGCTGAGGGCGCGACCACTGGGCCACCTGTCGCTGGAACCGGCTGGACTGGGCTTGGGGCAACATGGCAAGCCATGGGGTCAGGCGGATCGAATGCCGTAGCATTACCCGTATACGCTGAATTTGGCAGCACCGGATCGCAAGCAGCTGTTTTCAGTCTCACCGCTGCTAACAAAGGTGACTTCTTTTGGAATGAGACGGCAGCATACACTGAAATGGCCAGTGCACCGGTGGCAACCGTCGCATGGTGGAGAGCATGATAAAACCCCAGCTAATCCAGTTTGACGGCGCAGGCGAGCACAACAAGGATTTGAAAGCGACTCGGTCGCGGCTCCTCAAGGGTGGCTCGTGGAAACGTCAGCGCATCGTTGTGGTTATCCCAAGCGCCGATCTTATCCCCGCGAAGGTCGCCTTGTCGCACTGGTCGCTTGCGTTTCCACCTAACAACGGCGTGGTCAGGTTGTTGGCTCTCGGACAGGAAGTAGGCGAGGCTTACAGCAACGCGATCGAGCAGGTTCTTGCGAATCCGGAGTTGAGTCAGTGGGAGTACTTGTTGTGCATTGAGCATGACAACATGCCGCCACCTGACGGAGTGCTAAAACTGATTGAGAAGATGGAAGCACATCCAGAATTCGCTGCCATTGGCGGATTGTATTTCACGAAGGGCGAAGGCGGGTGCGCCCAGATATGGGGCAACCCCAAAGAAGTCCTAAACTTCATGCCGCAGTTGCCCGATCCAAACGGCGGACTTGTTGAGTGCTGCGGCACCGGACAAGGATTCACCATGTTTCGTCTGGCGATGTTCAAGGACCCTCAGTTGCGCAAGCCGTGGTTCAAAACCCAGAAGGAAGGCGGGATCTCGACTCAGGATCTCTACTTCTGGTCCGATGCGAGAAAGTACGGCTATCGCTGCGCCATCGCGTGCGACATCAAGGTAGGCCATTACGACCACTCAACCGATATTTGCTGGTGAACCATGAACGCAGTCGTCGAAGAAAAACCGAAAGAGCTACTCAAACTGGACTTGGGATGCGGCCCAAACAAACAGCCGGGCTTCATCGGAGTCGATAGCCGAAACTTCCCCGGAGTCGATAATGTCTTGGACTTAGCAGAGTTTTACGTTGATACCCAACGATATAAACCATGGCCGTGGGAAGACTCGAGCGTCGAATACATCCACGCATCCCATGTGCTTGAGCACTTCACCGCTCCCCAGCGCATGCACATCTTCAACGAGATGTACCGCGTGCTGATCCCGAATGGCAAGGCGACCATCGTCACGCCGTGGTGGGCTTCCGGCCGCGCGTATGGCGATCCAACGCACCAATGGCCGCCGGTGTGTGAGATGAGTTACTACTACCTCAACAAGGAATGGCGAACCAATAATGCCCCGCATACAGATGCCGAATGGATGAGCGGTGGCTACAAATGCGATTTCGATCATTCTGGCGGCTACTCATGGCATCCCGAGGTCGCTGTCAGAAATTCCGACTATCAGATGTACGCAGCCAAGTTTTTGAAGGAAGCGGCGCAGGATCTCATCGTGACTGTGGTCCGCCGTTCATAATTTACAACCCGAGGTGATATTCCATGACCCAGAAATACAAAGCCCCAAACGGTCGGCACTGCGTGATCCAGGAAGGCGCGAATCCGGCGAATCCGCACACGCTGATCCAAAACACTGATCCGAAGTTGAACCATAGTCATCTGGATGTCGGCCAACAGGCTCTGATGTCTCGCGACGACCAAAAGCTGAAAGCCGAGCACGTCGTCGTGAACTACGTCAACGACGAAGGCGCTGTATTGGGCAGCGAGGAAGTCCGCAAGGATTCCCTGACGCCTGTGTAAGACGTGGCTAGTTTCCCAGGACAGAAATCGACCGGCTCACCACTGCCGAATCCGCCGCTCAGTTTGGCGGTGACCGGCAGTACGACGTCGACGGTGTCGTTGGGTTGGACTGCGCCCGTTGGGGGCGCAAGCACGTACAACCTGTACCGAAATGGCGTTCAGGTACAGAGCGGGATTGTATCAACGGCCACCACCGATACGGGCCTCACGCCGGGTACTTCGTATACGTACTACGTGACTGGCGTGAAGCCACTCGGCGAGGGCTCAAGAAGCAATCAGACGACAGGCACCACGGGTGCGGTACCGAATGCGCCGACGGGACTCGCGGTCACGGGGACCACGAGTTCGTCGGTGTCGCTCAGTTGGACTGCGCCAGTCGGGGGCGCAAGCACGTACAACCTGTATCGCAATGGTACTAAAGTACAGACCGGCATTGCGGGAACATCAACGACGGATACCGGTCTTACTGCGTCCACCAGTTATACCTACAACGTATCGGGGAGTAATTCATTCGGTGAAGGTGCACAAAGTGGTCCAGTAACCGGTACGACGCAGTCAGCTACCGGCACTCTGCCTAAGTTTCATCCAGGACACGGCGCCTGGTTCAACAATCCTTTCTACACGATCAGCCCTCAGAGCAATCAGAGAGCCGATTTCAATAGCAATCTAGGAATCATTGCCAATACTTCGAACTTCTTTAATCGCGTGAAGATCATTTTCACATGGGCAAATATCAGCGATCCAACACTGACTGGAGGAGCCCAGACATTCAATATTTTCCGCACCAATCTAACTGACGTTCTAACTACGCTTCGTGCTCGCACGACGAAGAAGATCTATCTTGATGTCGAATTTTGGCAAGGGGCGTTCTATTCGACATTTATCGGAAATGCGACATCTGTAAGCGGGAATACGATTACACTAACTACCGGATTCGGCAGTGTTGGTACTGGAGGCAAGATCTGTTCTTGCGGTGGAAATACTCGCAATGTTCTATCTTCAACATCGACTACTATCACGCTCGACGGTTCTCCCGGAATTGGTGCAGACGGTCAATTCGTTCTCTCTACCGCCAAAGTAAATGATACTGCCATGTGGCCTTCTTGGGTCATCAGCGCCAGCCCAGCGATGGTTCAGGTATTCATCCAGCCCAATACGGCTGGCCGCGGTCAACTCGCAAATGATAATCCGGTAGTCTGGTCAAGACTGCAAGAGATGTATACCGGCATGTTGGATGTTATCGATAGTCTGGATACCGATATCCGCGTTGACAGGCTAATGACTGCCGATGAATCAGAGACCGCAAATGTTGATATAAACGGAAAACCAATCTGCTCGGCCGCGAATTACATTTCGCAGTTCAAGACACTGCATCTTAACTTGGCGGCGAACATGAGCAGCCGGACCGTTCGGCGCACTCTATGGGCACCGATGTCTTACTACCCAAGTGATGGTGGCACACAAGAGATTGATGGATTACAAGACTTCTACACATCGATGAATAGCGCCTATCCATCAGGCATTCTGTATGGTGGTCCAGATCCCGCGTGTTATGGCACTCATTCGACGCAATGGGCGAACACGTTTCAGAATTTGATTGCGGGCGTGAGTGGGTCTCTGGGTGACATTCGGGATAGTGCAAATACGACAAATAATTGTGAAGGACAGGGTATGGGAACCGGATCCAATTTCTCCGGGTGCCCACCGCCAAGTGGATCTAATCAAGCATTCTTCGATGATACGATGACCCGGAAATCATTGACTACACATGGAGCACATACCGGATATGGTGCGAAATCTATGATATGGAATTTTCAGACGAGTATCTGTTTGAATACAACATCTATTACCGCACTAGTCAATGCAAATAGCGGCTTCGTTACGCCGTTGGTCAACCCGTCTCTTTGGGACACGTCACCATGAGCAATGTAGGTTGGTTCATACAAAAGTATGCTGAGGAATTGGAGCGATTTGGAGTGCCAAAAGACCAGATTCCTATCTTCATGGCTAAATTGCACGAGTACGATCATCGGACTACGCATGTACATAACCTAGCGAAGTCACACGCCGAGGAATATCACTCTCGTCAGGGTAATTCGCAGTGACCCCCGTTCAAGTATCCAGCCCAGGCCATTTCAACGGATCGCTATCTACCAGCGTGACGCTGACAGGTGTTACCGCAAACAATCACATCGTAGTGGCGGTATCGCATGGGGACCTTGGCGGATCTAGTCCGACTATCTCAGTTTCTGATGGGCAGGGCTCGTACTCATCCGACCTAGTCGTCAACAGCGGAGGTGCTGCAACCTCCGCACTATTTCGCTTGACGGCGGTGAATGCTGGAAGTCATACAATCACTGCGACTGCTAGTTCAGGATCTCCATCCAATAGCGAAGGCGCAATAGTTGCATTTGAAGTACTACCAGTTGCAGTCGATCAGACTTCTACCAATGGCGGAAACAACGCAACGCCGAGTGTGGCTGCGACGTCATCGCTAGCCAATATCAGTGAATTGGCCTTCGCAGTAATTTGGCACGGTGCTCTCAATTCCGGCGGCGGTACGTTTCCGCCCACTGGCGGCACTGGTACCTACACTGAAATCAGCGGAATCAAAAGCGACAATGCCGATGTCAATTATCAAACATTGACAAGCACTGCTGGCGCGGGCGCCAACTGGGGAACACTCACGTTCAGTTCAAAATGGGCAGCGCTGGTAGCTGTCTATAAGCCGGTGGCAGCAGCCTACGTGCCCTATGCGCCAATGGCCCTCGGAGGGATGGTAGTTCAGGTATGTCAATAATTCAGCCATACATGCTCCCGCCAAAGGAGCAGTTCCACATTACCGAAAATTACGTTTCAAGCCCGCCCGCACTCACGATCTTCGATGAGATGGGCGCGGTCTGGTGTCTTGGGACCGATATGCAGCCGGGTCCATTCGGCGAGTACGCCTTCAGCGTGCTCCGCAATGGACAGCCAACGGGCGCCGTCGCGTCCCGGATAGAGCGCCGCAACGGCAAGATTCGTGTTTTTACCGTCCAAGGCTGGCGCCAATGGACGGGACGTAGCTTTGCGTAGTACCCTAAACTTGAGCGTAACGCTCTGGAGTAATTGAATTATGGCCCGCACGTATACGGTCGCAGGTGCTAATCTCACCTTGGCCAACCAAGCCGTCTCCCTCGTGTTCGTGAACGTGGGCACGACGACCTCCCTTGAGTTCCTGCGCATGTGGGCATCGCAGTCGAGCTCCAACAACACCGCCCAGCAGCGCGTTCAGATCAATACGCAGGTGTCGGCCTTCCCGACCCTGACCTCGCAGACGCCGGCGAAGAACTGGTTATTGGATCCAGCGTCGCAGATTACTGGTGGATCTGCGGGTGCAGCCGGCACAGCGGGCGTCAACGCCTCGGCCGAAGGTGCCGGCGCGAAGACGATCCTGTATCCGGATGCCTTTTCGATCGTGAACGGCTGGCTGTGGGTGCCCACCCCGCCGGAGACGTACACGCTGAACGCAGGTGCGGCGTCCGGTATGGGGCTGCACTTTCCGGCTGCTCCAGGAAGCTTGGGTAATTGGAACGCCGGAATGGTCTTCCGCGAGACGGCATAAAGCTTAAGGAGTCTGGCCGGTGGGGCACTGGTATAACCCACCGCCTCCGCAGCCGGCAGCTGTACATCTTCCGCCGAACGCGGCGGCGCGGTCGAATATCCCGCCCAACCCGATTGGGCCCGGAACTTTGTTCGATGCGATTCGCTCAATGTGGCCGCCCGAAACATGGGCGGCCCAGAGTGGCGATACCATTGCGGCACAATTTGCCGCTCCCTTTGTTCCTCCGGTCGCCATTGCGGCTACCAATCCGGCGGTATTGGCGGCGATTCGCCAGTCATGGCCGTCCGAATCATGGGATGCGCAGCGCGGCGCTCATATCGCCAATTTCTTCGCATCAGTAGTCACTGGTCCCATCGCATACCCTTCACGGCCTGCCGCACTCGCTGTCATTCGAGGGCTTTGGGATCCTGAACAGTGGTATGCGCAATCGGAATCGGGCATTGCCTCGGGACTTGCACAAGTCCAGTTGCCGCCGATTTACACACCGAATTGGTATGGCGATACCCTGCTCATGCTGGTGTCGACGTGGCCTCGAGAGGATTGGCCTGCGCAGACCGGACCGAAGTCGGCTGGCTGGTATCCGAAGCCGGCCATTTATACGCCACGGCCTGTGCCGCACCTTGAGGGTCAGCAATGGACTCAGGAACAATGGAGCGCACAGACAGCGCCTCGAATAGCCACGCTGTTTTCGACGGTGCCTGCGGCACTCCCATACATCAATCGATCGCTCGCTGCCGCACTCCGTTCAATCTGGCCACAGGAAGACTGGCCTGCGCAGACTTTTCCAGATATCGCGAGTGGACAGGCGCCAATACCACCTCCCGTGCCTCGATCTCCGCCGCAATTCACGATATCGCTATGGCCGCCCGAATTCTGGGGCACGCAGCTAGGGACACGCGGAGCAGCCATTCTCGCTACTCCACAACTCCTCACATTCATGCCGTGGGTAGTCGGAGAGCTCCAGAATGTGGCGATTGCGCAATTGGAATCGCTGTTTGCGGCGACTATCACCTTGCAGTATGTGTATTCCGGCGCTCCTCCCTTGACGGTCGTCTATCAGTCGATTCCGAAGGACACGCTGGTATTCACTGGCGAAGCGGTCACTTTGGAAATTTCACTGGGTCCGCAGCACGGTCCGTCACCTACTCCCATTGTAGAGAGTATTCTAATCAGCAACATCCCCATAGTTGTGAGCATCTTGCCTCCTAACAAAACGGTCATCCAATGAACTGCGGCTGCGGCACCTTCCGGTTTGATTTATGCATCAAGCAATGGGCGACCTACCTGCAGGCGTTCACGTGGCTGTCGCCGCAACCGGTGGTCAACGGTGGGTTGCAGACGCTACCGGTGGATCTGACCGGATATACGCCTACCTTGCAGATCCTGCCGTACCCGCTCGCGACAACGATCCTGTATGACGCCAGTTCGAACATCACGCTGGGCGGACCGACGGGAATTATCACGATCGACATTCCGGCATCTGCAACCGCGACGTTTACATGGTGGAACGGGGTGTATGACTTGCTGCTGACGGATGCCGCAGGAACCGTGACGCGGCTCACGCAAGGGAACGTGAACGTGTCGCCGGGGGTGTCAACGTGAATACATCCGGCACCTATGACTTCGATCCTGCCATGGGGGAGGCGGTTCTATACGCTTTTGGGATGTGCGGCGTGCGGCGAACAGCGATCACGCAGCAGCATATGGAAGATGCGCGCATGGCGACCAACATGATGATGGGTCGCTGGAGCGCGGACGGCGTCAACCTCTGGCAAGTGGATTTGCAAACGGTTCCCCTGATGCAAGGGAAGGCCACATACGACGTTCCGAGCAACACCATAGTCATGTTGGACATGTATTACACGATCAGCAATGGACAGCAAAACATTGACCGGATTGTGACGCCAGTTAGCCGTACTGAATACGCTAACTATCCAAATAAACAACAGCAGGGAAGCCCGACCGTATGCTGGTTCAACCGTTTGTTGTCGCCGACTTTGACTCTATGGCTGGTGCCAAATGGACAGCAAGCATCGTTTAGTTACTATCGATTGAGGCAGACTCAGGATTCTGTTTTGTCGAATGGAACCAGTGTTGAAATTCCGTGGTACTTTTTGGAACCTTATGTGTTCGGATTGGCCGCGCGGTTGGCTCTCATATGGGCGCCAGATAGAGCGGTAGGGCTCAAAGCCGCAGCCGATGAGTCGTGGGGTATCGCGAGTCGTCAGAACATTGAAACCGCCAACACATACGTGTCTCCGGCGCTCAACGGGTACTACCGATGAGTTACGCCAGTAAAGCCGGCCGCGCGAGAGTTTCCGCAAAAAAACCGCAGGCGCAAGCCGTCTGTGATCGTTGCGGCATATGGTATAACTACGTTGATTTGCAGTGGCAATACGACTGGCGAGGTACGAGTCTTCAGAACATCCGATTGTTAGTATGCCGTACGTGCTTGGATACACCGCAGGAGCAATTGCGCGCGATCTTGCTACCTGCAGATCCGGTGCCTATCACGTATCCACGCCCCGAGAACTTCAACTTCGAAGAGATCGACGCCAACCAGCCGATTGGCGTGCCGACGGGTCTCGACATCAACGCTGTGATGCCCTACGACGGAGTCGTGCAAAAGGCCTTCGGCGTGCCGATTTCAGTGCTGTCGGTCATTGCCAACGGCACCACGACCATCTATGTGAGCTGCTCGGCTCCGCATAACCTGATGAACGATAATCAGATTGCGGTGCAGGGATTATCGAATGTGAATGCTTGCGGATTTTTCAGCGTCGTCATGTACACGCCGATCTCGTTCATCTACACGACGGCCAATCCGGTTGCTGCGGGATCTTTGCTGACAGAATCCACGCGCATGATCACGTGCTTGGTCGGCCTGCCGCGCGGATCGGCGCAGATTCCGCAGGTGACCGAATGAGTTCACTCAACCCACTCTCGTTCAATGCATGGGTCCAGGCAATCGGCGTCATGGCCGTGGCACAAACTCAGGCCACGTCGGGCGTCTGGGGATTTGTCGATGCGCCTTTGCAGAACGTGTTACCGCAGATTCTTTCGTACGCCGAGGGTAGAATTCAAAGAGACATCGACGCGCTGCAATCCCGCTCATCCAACACGTACACGCTGACAGTAGCCAACAACCTACTGCAGATCCCGGTTACTGACTTTCTGGTCGTCGAAACGCTGGAATGGACGCAGGTGAGTAACGGCGTCGTCGTCAACAGTTGCCCGCTGATTCCGGTGTCCAAAGAGTTCATCCAGAACTGCTACTCGGGTGTGTTCTGCACGGGGACACCGAAGTACTTCGCGATGTACGGCGACACGTTCGGCGACGGTGCGAACACGAACGTAAATATCCTGCTCGGTCCGCCGCCCAACTTTGCGTACCCAGTGCGCGTAACCGGCGTGATCCGCATGCCGTCGCTGTATCAGTATGCAACGCCGGGACCGGCCGACACGTCATATACGTATATTTCGCAGTGGCTGCCTGACTTGCTCGTGATGGCCAGCATGATCTTCATCAGCGGCTACCAACGCCAGTTCAGCGCTAATAGTGACGATCCTGCGATGCCAGTGAACTACGAGAAGCAGTACCGGACGCTGCTCGCGGGGGCGATTGCCGAAGAGAATCGAAAGAAGGGAATGGGCTCCGGATGGAGCGGATATTCGACGCCAGCTACGGCGACGCCGACGAGGTGACGCATGCCGCACGCCACCCTCAGATTAGTCCCGGGAGTTGACACGCAAGAGACTCCTGCACTCAACGAAAACTCGGGCATTTCGCAGTCGCAGTTGGTTCGATTCATGCCGGATCGCAACGGCGTCGGCCTTGTCCAGAAGATCGGAGGATGGTCTAGATATTTTGGCCAACCTATGCCCGCCACGGCTCGAGCGCTGTGGGCCTGGGAGGACCTGAATCTCAACACTCACTTGGCTGTCGGTACGCAGACCATCGCAGCCCAAGGCTACGCGCTCCTAGGCGTGATCACGAACGGCATCCTGCAGTACATCACGCCGCAACAGTCATCCGAAGACATCGCGCCCGTCGTGTCCACGACCTCGACCAGCGCCACCGTCACGATCACAGACACCACGACTCAAGGCATCACCGGCTACGATTCGGTCTACATCGCGACGCAAATCAGCATCGGCGGCGTGGTGCTGTTCGGGCTCTATCAGTGCGGACTGCTGAGCAACACGGCCTACACGGTGCAGGCGACCGACAAACTGGGCAACCCATTGCCTGCGACAAGCAACTCAAGTTCGCCCGTGTTGCCGGTATTCAACACCGTCAGCGGGTCACTCACGGTGACCGTCACGTTGCCGAACTACACCTATCAGGTGGGCGAGACTTTCCCCGTGCTGGTGGCGACGACTGTCGGGGGCATCCAGCTCTACGGCAATTACGTCGTGCAGTCGCTAGTTGATGGCAGCAACTTCACGATCATCGGCAGCAATCCCGCGAACGAAACGACCTCCGGCACGCTAAACGGGGGTAACGCCCACTTCATCTATTCCTTCGGCTACGGCACCATTCCGGGCGGTATCGGCTACGGCGCTGGGGCCTATGGTGCGGGCGGCTACGGCACCGGCAACGCGGTCTCACCGGCATCGGGCACGTTCATTCCGGCGAACGACTGGACGCTGGATAACTGGGGCGAGATCCTGATCGCCTGCGCGGACCAGACGCTGACACCTGGATCGGTCCCATTCCAACCGCTGTACCAGTGGGAAGAGAGCGTCACCGGCGCCACGATCATCACGGCCGCGCCGCCGGTCAATGACGGTGCGTTCGTCGCTATGCCGCAGCGGCAAATTGTCGCTTGGGGCAGTACTCAGACCGGCATCCAAGATCCACTGTTGGTGAATTGGTGTGATGTCAACAATTTCAATCAGTGGATCGCGCTCCCGACCAACCAGGCGGGCTCATACCGCATTCCGAAGGGGTCCAAGATCGTCGGCGGGCTGCAAGGTCCGCAGCAGGCGATTCTCTGGACTGACATCGACGCGTGGTCGATGCAGTACATCGGACCTCCGTACGTCTACTCGTTCAACGAGATCGGCTCGGGCTGCGGATTGATCGCGCGAAAGGCCGCGGCATTTATGGGCGGCATCGGCTACTGGATGGGTCCCTCGCAGTTTTTCACGTTGAGCTCGGCCGGCGTGCAGCCGCTGTATTGCTCGGTGTGGGATCAGGTGTTTCAGAATCTGCATCCGGTCACGGCCAACCTGTACAAGATCCGAGTTGCGGTCAATTCTCTCTTCGGTGAGATCACGTGGTACTACCCGTCAGCGAATGGCACGGGCGAAGTGGACTCCTACGTGAAGTACACCGCACCGCTCAACATCTGGGACTATGGAACGTTGGGGCGCACGGCTTGGGTCGATCAGTCTGTGTTGGGTCCACCGATTGGTGCTGATCCGGTGACGGGACTGCTGTATCAGCACGAAACCTCGAACGACGCGGACTTGCAGGCGATGCAGCCGTATTTTCAGAGTGGATACTTCACATTGAGTGAAGGCGACCTCAAGACGTTCATCGATTTGGTGTGGCCGGATATGAAGTGGGGTAAATTATCGCAGGCGCAGACGGCTACAGTGAACATCACGTTTTTTGTAGCCGATTATGCGGGCGATACGCCCAAAGTTTACGGCCCATACTCCGTGACCCAAGCAACTCAGTATTTCAACACGCGGCTGCGCGGACGGTTGGTATCGATCAGGATTTCTAGCAGCGATCTGGGATCATTTTGGAGAATCGGAGCCATCAGGTATCGATACGCGTCGGATGGCAAATTTTGATGGTCACCACTCCACAACAGCAAGGCGGCGCCTCCCTATCCGACATCCTAACAGTCGCGAAGAATTTAGCGACTGCGGTCAACTCGCTTGCGCAGACGTATCTCAACGTCGAAGGCGCGCAAAACTTCGCAGGGGTGACAGCGGCGACGACCGTGAAGACATCCGCAGGTCGCATCGCACGAATCAGCGTCATTGTGGCAGGGTCCGCTACCGGCATGGTGTATGACGCGGCGGCGACGGGCAACACGACCAAGCCGCTGTATGTGATTCCGGAGACGGTGGGGGTATATGTGGTGAACTTGCCGTGCTCGTTCGGGATCACGATTGCGCCGGGGAGCGGGCAGACTGTTAGCGGGAGTTTCTCGTGACCAAAGACGAGTTAGTTAAATACATAAATTCCGCTCTATCTGAAGTGAAATACTTGGCGAGCGATCCACCGAATTATGCAGCAGCATGCGGAGTAGCTGAAGCCGCGCTCGCGGCTGTCAAGGAATTCTTGGAAGCGGAGGAAAACTGAGTGCCCCTCCTCCCCGGCAAACGCAACATCGGTCACAACATTGAGGTTGAGAGCGAGAATCACCCTCATCGGCAAGCCGTTGCTATCGCTCTCGACGTCGCCCGCCGCAAACGCGCCGAGGGCGGCCAGACCGTCACTAAGTTCCACTCTGGCCCGATTCACAGTTCGGTCGCGGGACGGACGGATCACCTACCAATTACAGTGGAAAGTGGGTCCTACGTTCTTCCAGCGGACTGCGTTTCTCATTTGGGCGAGAACAACACGTTGGCGGGGTTCAAGGTGCTCCGCCGCATGTTCGGTGGTGAGCCGTATGGCGCGAGCAACCGCCCTTACGGTCAGAAGGGCGGACCTTATGGCGAGCCACTGCCCCGCGCGGCCGGTGGCAAGGTCCACCACGCAGCCGGCATCCTTTTCGTATCCCCCGAGAAAGAAGTCTTGCTGCTGCGTCGCCGGGGGAAGGACCACGTCGGCGAGTGGGCGCTCCCCGCGGGCGGCATCGAAAAGGGCGAGACGCCTGAGCAGGCGGCCCGGCGCGAGACCGAAGAGGAAGCCGGCTACTCGCACGAGGGGGGTCTATCCCCGTTCATGCACAGCAAAGGTCAAGGCGTTGATTTCACAACCTTCGTAGCTCATTCTACCGACAAGTTTAAGCCCACCTTGAACGAGGAGCACGATGGAGCGGTCTGGATCAAGCCATCTGAAGCGGAAAAACTCCCCTTGCATCCGGGAGTCCGTAAGGCGCTCGAAAAACTACGCGCTCGAAAAGCGCACGGTGGTGAGGCCTCGGGTGTGCCGATTGTCGCCGCGGGAGGTGAGTGGGTGATAAGTCCTAGACACGTTGAACAAATTGGCGCGGGCGACATGGATCGAGGCCACCGCGTGCTGGACTCCTTCGTGCTCAAGATCCGCAAGGAGCACATTGGGAAGTTGGAGAAGCTTGCGCCGCCGAGGAAGGACTGACGCAGTGAAATATCTATGCGTCTGCGATGGCGGGAACGTGCGATCTCACGCGCTGGCCTACGTCCTGCACGATCTTCGTGGACATGAGTCTATCGCCGTGGGTCGACTGAGGGTGTCCAAAAAGACCTTAACGATGTTATGCGATTGGGCCGATCAGATCGTATTGATGCAAGGTCACATGACTGAAAGTATTCCTGCCGAATATCAGACAAAGATTCGGGTCACCGATGTTGGCCCAGACAGATTCGGGATCTATATCCATCCCGAATTGCTGCAGATGGCTCACCAAGCCGCTGATTGGCTAACGCAATGAGCCTAACCCTCTCCATCTACGACGACCTAAAAATCCGCCTCGGCACCACGGCGGACATGGACGAGATCATGCAGCTCGCCATGATGGCAGCGACGGAAAACGGGTTGCTCAAGTTCGAGACAGAATTGCTTGTGCGCACCATCTGGCCGAAGCTCAATCTTCAAACCGGACTCATCGGCTGCATCGGCCCACGCGGCGGCAAGATCGAGGGCATCGTAGTCCTGCAGATCGGCAAGCTGTTCTATTCGGACGAGACATGCTTGGAAGAACTCGTATTATTCGTCCATCCAGACTATCGCAACGCACGCGGTGGGCGCGCCCACAAATTGATCGAGTTCAGCAAATCATCTGCTGAGAAGCTAGGACTCCCGTTGCTGATCGGAGTCCTGTCCTCAATTCAGACCGATGCCAAATGTAAATTGTACGAGCGCGTTTTGGGTCCAGCATCTGGCAAATACTGGATTCACGGCAGAAAGACAGGTTGCTTTCCGGGGAATGTAACCAACGAAGGAAGTAACTAACTTGGGAGGCAAGACTGCAACATCGACACAACAAGTGCAGGTGCCTCCACAGGTACTTGCACAGTACTCTGCCGTCAACGCAAGAGCGAACCAAGTTGCTCAAACTCCTTTCCAAACCTATGGCGGAGAGTTTGTAGCACCAGTCAACACGGAACAATATTCAGGAATTGTTGGCACCAACGCAGCCGCAAACGAAGCGCAGCCATATTACGCTACTGCGAGAAGTGGACTGGGAGCCGCGCAAGCGGCAACCAATCCTATCAACGCGGCAGCCGAATCGGGAACGCAAGTCAGTTCGGCGCCATTGACTGGACAACAGATCGATCAGTATTTGTCGCCGTATCTACAGACTGTGCTGGGCAGCACAGGCGCTCTGATAAATCAGAACAATCAGCAGCAGCAAGCCGGCCAGTTGGGCAATGCCATCACGTCAGGCGCTTTTGGCGGCGACAGGACGGGCATCGCTGCAGCGAATCTCGAACAGCAACAGAATCTCGCGAACGCCAACATTTACTCCGGAATCGCGAATCAGGGCTATCAGTCCGCGTTGAGCACGGCGCAAGGTCAGCAACAGATCGGGCTTGCGGGCGCGAAGCAGCTCGCCGACATCGGTTCGACGGCCTACGGTGAGGGCGCCAATACGGCATCCGAAATGGCCGCACTTGGGTCCGGAGCGCAGACTGCTGGATTGCAAGGTGCGCAAGCCCAGATTGGCGCCGGCACCGTCCAGCAGCAGACGCAGCAGGCGCAGGACACCGCGCAATACCAGCAATTCTTGCAGCAGCAGTCCTATCCGTTCCAGGTCGCGCAGTTCTTGGCGAACATCGCGGAAGGGACCGGCGCGCTGTCGGGATCAACGACGACCACGACGCAGCCAGGCGGGTTCTTCAGCGACGAGCGGCTGAAGGAGGACATGGAGCCAATCGGCAAGACGTTCGACGGGCAACCGATCTATCGATACAAGATGAGGGGCGACAGCCGAGACCAGATCGGACTGTCAGCCCAGCAGGTCGAAAAGAAGCATCCCGAGGCGGTGGGACTCGCAGGCGGATTCAAGTACGTCGACTACGGCCGAGCGACCGAGGAGGCAGCGAATCGCGCGCATTTCTACGAAGGCGGCGTGGTGCCATTTCCGCGGCGCCGATACGCAGATGGCGGAGATACCGGAGGATTGGATGCGGTATTGGCGGCGCAGCAACGGATGTACGCACCGCATGAGAATGGGGGGCAGCGCAATATTCCCTCGCAGGGCACGAGTCACCAGCTCGCCGTCGCACAGGGTACGCCGCAGCCGGGACCGTCTGGCTCGAGCAAGGTGAATACGATTGAAGGGCTTGGGAAGGACGCCTATCAGGGATACAAGTACTTTAACCGACCGGTAGCTGCGCATCCGGCGACATCGACCGGACTGCAGCCTGCCGGAGTTCAGCCCAGCGGGGCGGTAAGCTATGGCGCTGGAACGCCCGAGACAGCTACGGCCGCACCTTCGCAATCGGGTCTCGGGACGACAACGTATTTCGGAGAGCCGGCAGCGGACGCAGGCACCACAACGACATTTGACGCGGGACTCGGCGCGGCGGATACCGCAGCGGGAACGGGAGCTGCAGACGCGGCTGCTGGAGCGGGCGCGGGCGCAGCAGCGGATGCCGGGGCCGGAGCTGCCGCTGGCGCAGCCGGCGGAGCTGCGGCGGGGGCAGCTGGGAGCGCAGCTGCGGGCGCTGCAGCCGATGCCGCGGCAACTGAGGCGGCAGCCTTGGCGGCCGAATACGCGGCGGCAGACGTCGCTGTAGCTGCGCTAGCGGCCAAACGTGGCGGCCGAATCGGATTAGCCGCAGGTGGCTCGCCGTATAGCGATCCGAATGGGCAGTTGGACATTCCAGATGAAGAGGTCAGCAACGAGAAACTGCAGAGTCCGGGGCCACTGGTTAAGAGGCCTACGGGGCTGCAGACGCTCATGAAGGGCGGCGAGCCTGATCAGGCCATGACCAATACTGGAGAGATCTTCAGCAACCAAGCGCTCGCGCGCGGCGGACTCGCGGGGCGGCGCAAGTATGACGACGGCGGCGATGTCCCAGATGACACGCCAAACGATCCTCCGACTTCTGATACTGGTGTCGCCCCGCCCAATGGCGCGCACTGGTGGCAGAAGTCCGAGAACATCCTGCCGATCCTGTCGGGACTTGCGGCGATGGGGACCGCGAAGACGGTGCATCCCGGAGTCGCACTGGCGGCCGGTCTGGGTGCTGGGGCTGACTCGTACCTGAATACCCGGCGGTCGCAAGCGGGGACCGAGGAGATTACACAGAAAGCGAAAGAGATTGAGATCGCGAATCAGCTTGCGGCGTTGAAACTCGGGGTCGCGAAGGATGCGCTCGCGCCGACTACGGTGCCGCGACAGTCACTCCCGCAAACAGCTACGACCGACGATGCTGCGCAGACGGCTGGCGGACTCGAATCACAATATCGCAAGCAATTTTTCGTCAACAAAGCCCGTACACCCGAGGAGCAAGCCGCCAAAGACGCCGCAATCAAGAAGGATTGGGCCATCGGCGGCGACATGTTCCAAAAGCAGGCTGATACCGATTATCAGACCCGTGTAGAGCGCGATTTGCAGAACTCGCGCAATCAGGCTCAGTTGATGGCTGATGCGCGATATCAGCAATACAATACAGCGAAAACGCCCGCGGAGAAGCAGGTCGCGCTCGCGCATTATAACGCGCTGCGACAGTGGACTGGGGACGAGACAGGGATCGAAGGCGGCATCGTCAAGAATGCTCGCACGAAACAACCAGAGATTGGGACGATCGCTCAGCAGGGGTTTACACCTACTCAAGAATCTGAGTTCATGAGACTCGCGCGTGAGCCTACGGATGTGCGCGATCCAAACACCGGTCAAGTTACGAACATGGAGGCATGGCGCGCACATGGTGCCGCCAGCCCAGCCGCGTATGCGCGAAGCCTTATGGTCAATTCAACGGCTACTCCATCTGGCGGTATGGCCACGACGCGCGCTGCACCTCCAATCGCAACGCCCCCGCCCAGCCCGCCCGCGCCTACCACGGGCGCCGGGATCATCGGCGCATCTCAATCCCCGGTCGCGGCCAGACAGCAGGCACTCGATCAGGAAGCGGTCGCGCACATACGCGAAGCTGGTGATGCGGCGCCCAATAACCGCAACATCAATCAGCAGTTGCTACGGTTGTCGGCAGAAACCAAAACTGGCCCTTGGACACAGACAGGGCAAAAGATTGCGGCCGTACTTGGCATGCCTTCGGGGTCCACTTATCAGGAAATCAACGCCTACCTGGATCGGCAGGCCGCATCACAAGCAGCGGCAATGGGAGTTCCGCACACCAATGCGGGACTGGCAGCATCGCAGACTGCCACGGGCACCACTGAGTACACCCCGCAGGCACTCCAGGAAAAAGTGAAATATGCTGACGCGCTGAACAGCGGCGTGATGGCGTATCGCGAAGGACTCGACAAGGCAGTGGGGACTGGTCAGGCGCCGAATCTCGCGAAGTACCAAGCATTCCGATCTGCATGGGCGAAAAATTTCGACCCTGACGTGTACCGCGCGGATGATGCGATTAGACGCGGGGATACGACGGAATTGAACGCGCTTCGCGCACGTCTCGGCCCGAAGGGTATGAAGATACTTGCGCTGAAGAGTGCGAATCTGCGCGCGCTTGAGAATGGGCAGATTCCGCCATGAGCGATCCACGCACAGATTTTTTCGCACAGGGCGCTGCCGGTGCAGCTGACGATGATGCAGCACCCATAGATGCACGCACGGCATTCTTCGCAGCTGACAAGCCGCTGCCAGTGCCAAAAAACGCAGGCACTCCCGAATCCGAGGCCGACACTTGGTTCAACGCCATCAAGGGACTTGGCGATGCAGGTTTGGCAGTTGGCTCCAGTGGTCTTAAAGCCGTGACACACGCCGTCAATGACATCCTGCCTGGAAAAGAGGGGCGTGCGGCGTTAGAGAAAGAAATCCAGACCGACCCAGTGTTGAATTATCACGCGCAAACTGAGGGCGGCAAGACCGCCATGAACGCGCTGAACACGGTTATGACACCGGTCACTTGGGCGACCAAAAAGGCGCATGATTTGATTGCTGGCGCGACCAACGAGCGCACGGCGGACGTGGTTGGCGATTTAGCAACGATGGCTTTGACCAAGGGCGGATCAGAAGCACGACAGGCCGTGACGGGATCGGCTGGGAAGGTCGCTGATGTATATCGCGGATTGGTGGAAAAAGGACGCGATGCATCTACACTTGATTCACCCCAATCGCTAGGTGCAGCTCGAACAGCTCCTGATATTGAAGAAGCGAGTGCGCCGTTGCAGCAGGCATATCGCGATGCTGCCAGAAAAGGATCAGTGAATCAGACAGCGCTAGAAAATCATTTAGAAGCTGACAAGCACGGCATCCAATTGACCGAAGGTCAAGCAACGCGAGATCCGGTGCAATTTTCAAACGAGCAGAATAGTACGCACGGCGCGATCGTCAAACGCATAAATGACCAAGAAGGTCAGATGGTCGATGCACTGGACAACATCCGTCGCGAAGCTGCGCCATCGCACGTGCAGAATGATCCAGTTGAGAATGGCCAGATCGCGGTCGATGCATTGAAGGCATACGATGAGCCGATTAAAGCAGGCATCGATGCGAAGTATGCTGCTGCTCGTAAGGCATCCGCCACGGGTGACTTGCAGATGGATGGCTCTACATTCGTGCAAGATGCCAACGCGGCATTGAAACCGCAAAGCAAATTCCGCTATCTGCCGAGTACGGCAAAAGGGATATTGGACGATGTGGAATCGGCTGGCGGAAAGATGTCATTGGACGACTTCCAAGCCTACAGCACGCAGCTTGGCAACGAGATCGCCAAGGCCCGCGCGGCTGGCGATGGCAATGCCGCATTCGCCGTAGGCAAAGTTCAAGAGGCACTCCAGAAGGTCCAGCCGGTTGGAACGGAAAGCGCTGAGGCGAAAGCGTTATTCGACCAAGCGCGTGCGGCCGCGAAGGCTAGATTTGATGCGCTAGATGCTGATCCTGCATATCAAGCAGCTGTTGACGATGTATCGTTGAATGGGGTCAAGCGCGGTAAGCCATCGGCGCTTGCAGACAAGTTCCTAGATAAGTACGTGTTGCAGGCGCCGCGCGCAAATGTTGAGCGCGTCATGGAAAAATTTGATGCTGATGCGCAGCAGGCTGTCGCGGCGCATACACTGAGTGCAGTACGCAAGGCGGCCGTTGGCAATACAGGAAAGATTACGCCATCCGGTTACAACGGCGCGTTGGCCAAGTACGATCCGAAGTTGGACCTGTTACTGAGTCCTGAAACTCAGGAATCGCTCGAATCATTGGGTCGCGTAGTGCATAACGCAAAGGTCGCACCACCAGGAAACTTCGTCAATTACAGCAAATCGGGAGTGATTCGCAACGCGGCGACTGGTGCGGCGCGAGAACTCGGTGAGGCCGCTATCAATGCAAAGACTTTTGGCATGGGAGTACCTGTCCTAAAGAACATTGCAGAAAATAGCTTTGCTAAGCGCTCACTTGCTCCTGGCGCGGGATTGACCAAACCGGTTCCGGAACCGCCGCCTATTGCCCGCGCCTCTGGCGGCAAGGTCGATCACGATGCGCTACTCAACCGACTCATGCAACGCTATAAGGCGGCCAAGAAGATGAACGATGAGGGCACCGAACCGTTGCTCAAGGCGCCCGATGCGTCGATCATTCGCGCGTTAGATATCGCGGGTAGGAGTCAGACGCTGTGACGAGTACATTTTCAGTCAACAAAGGACTTGAGGAGCCAGCATCAGGCGACTACGTTAACGCTTGGGCGACCCCTGTAAATGCGAATTTCTCAGCAATAGATGCGGCATTAGGTGGCACGACTTCAATATCCGTTACAGGTGTTGTCACCCCAACAACTACGCTCACCCTAACTCAGTACCGGCCCCCAAACATAGAGTTCAACGGAACGCTTGGCGCGAATATCGCCTACCAGATACCGATTGGCGTCGGTGGATTGTGGACTATTTCAAACGCTGCAACCGGTGCCTTTACTCTCTCTTTTTCAATCGCAGCTGGGAACTCGCTTGTATTGCCACCTGGAACACGAACGCTCATCGTCAGCGATGGCGCGACGGTGGCGCTGGCCAATTCCCAGACTCAGGGCGGCACCTACGAACCGACGTTTGAGTCAGGATCCGTACAGGTGGCAGGCCCAAACGGCTATCCGGCTGGCTATGGCGATTTCCAGTGGGGCTTTTTGCTGCCGAATGCGTCGGGCATTCCGAGCTCGGGTGTTTTGGCTGGCGGTGCTACCAAAAGCCAAGTGATCCACATCACCGATGCTCAGGTTACAGGTCAGAAAGGCATCACGGTCATCCGTTCGGCGGGAGATGCCGATAGTACACCTGGGAATCCGGGACTTGATGCTGGCGGCGACTTGCTGGACTTCGCGGGTGCATCACTGAATGGACCGGGAGGCGCCTATAAGGCGCAAGGCGGCACATCGGTTAATGCCATTGCTGGCGATGCCACGCTCCAAGGTGGTAACGCGACAGGCACTAATCCGAGCGCGCAGGCGGGCAATGCAGTTGTCTCGAGCGGTGTGGTCGGAATGAAATGCGGCATTGGCGTGATTCTGAGCGCCAATATTCCGCCGGGGGCGACGGGAACTGCGGTCATCCGTCACCAGTTTGGTACGGGGACGGGGACTGTGCTCGTTGTCGACGAGTTTTTTGACGGCTCTAAGTTCCTATACGATCTGGCTGCCTTCCCATCAATCAGCCGTGGTGGATATGGCCTGAAAGGGCAAGTTGAAGTATCGAATGGCATAGGGCAGCCAACTTCATGGGGCGGCGGCATAACGCCTAACACCGAAACGTTACCTGGCGGCACTATTCTGCAATGGGGTAACGTCCCAACTCCGCAGGCCGGCGTTCCGGTTGATTTTCCTATCACGTTCCCCAAGCCATTTCCGACGGCATGCTTTGGCGTCTTTCCGTGCAGCAATCGAAGTGTTGCGGTCAACGGACAGGCGGCGGATGGGTCTAACTTTGCGAGCAGTATCACTCAGACTGGATGTGTGATTACGGTAGATTCTGGGCCATCCGGTAGCGTGAGTAATTGGTTCGCGATCGGACGATGACAACAAAGGCGGCATAAGGAACAGTGAGATGGCGGCCACATTTGAAGAGGATGAATGCACAATTGGCCTCCTCGACCGTTTACTGATGGGGCACCGAGGCCCGAGTCCGGATGCTCCAGAGGATCTATCGGGAGCAGAGGAGATTTTAGAGCGCGTGGTCAAACGCGCAGTCCGTCGTGCGACGGTAGAGATCCGTGGCGATTACAACGAGGGTGGTGGAGGAAAGAGTTCATGGCAGGGCTGGATGCTGACGGTGCTGGCGAGTCTGACGGCTGCAGCGATCATTGGAGGAGTAGCGATGTTCGGGAAACTATCCTCTCTGGAATCGAAAGTGGAAGGGCTGCAATATCAGATGGATCATGTGGAAAAGATTGTAGAACCGAGGTACCGAGGTCAGTGAACTCCGGTCACATTGAGGACTTTTCAACCAACCAGCCTATCACGGCGCATTCTGGAGGAGCCGTGGCGCAGGCGACGATAACGGGCGAAAAAGTCAAAGGGTGGCTGACGAGCGTGATACTCGCAATCAGCATCATGGTCAACGTATTTTGTCTATGGACTATTCGAGATGTAGGCACTCGCAAGTGGCTGCACGACTACGACCTGAACCAATTTCAGATGGGCGAATTCAGACAGCTTCAACGTGAAGTTGACTTGGATCATGCCCTTCTACAGCAACAATGTAAGAGGTGATGTATGGGAGGCGGGATAATCATTAATCGAGCCAAGGTGCTGATCACTGCGGTGACCGATCCAAGTTTCATGAACTCAATGGATGCGAGCGACCAGTCACGCTGTCAGGCGATCCAAGCCAAAGGCGCTGCGGCGTGTGATGAAGGTGATGTGCGCTATATGGCCCATATGCTTGACTACGTGGCCAAGCACTGCTGATGTGACGAAGGAACTGCATCGCTTGATTGACAACGGCGCTGAGCAATCCGTGATCAACGAGCGCATAGCAGGACTTATCGAACGCAGTGATAGCAACTTGGCGCGGGTAGAAGCACTGGTGGAGAAGATCACCAGTGACCATGAACGGCGCCTGCGATATCTCGAGCGCTCAGTGGCCTGGGCGCTCGGGGCTTCCGCGATCATCTATATCGTGTGGCAGTTGGTTACCCGGAGAGCGTCAAATGAGTAACCTGAACGCCTTTTTGACCATGGTAGCAATGAGCGAGGGCACTGAGTTGATTGGCGATCACGGCTATAACTGTATCGTCGGAAGCACTCCAGCGCATCCGCATTTGTTTACCAGTTATTTGGATCATCCACGTATTGAAGTACGACTCTCGCCAACGCTGACCAGTACTGCAGCGGGTCGATACCAGATCCTTGAACGCTTCTACGATGCCTACAAGGCCAGTCTGCATTTGCCTGACTTTAGCCCGGCATCACAGGACGCCATCGCTACTCAGATGATTCGCGAGCGTCATGCGTTGGATGACGTGATTGCGGGCCGACTGTCGTCGGCGGTCTCAAAGTGCACGAGCATCTGGGCCAGCCTGCCGGGTAATGACTACGGTCAACACCAGAACAGCTTGGCATCACTCCAATCGGCATACACACAGTCCGGGGGATCTCTCGCATGAATGCACTACGTTCTTTTTGGACGTGGCTGAAGAACAAATGCGGCCGTGTTTTCGCTGGGACTGGTTTCATTTGGTCAGGGCTAGAAACGTTCAACATTGATCCAATCAAACAGCCCATCGAGGAATTGTTTCCTAAATATGGGCATCAAATTGTGCTAGGAACCATTTCAGTATTGTTTCTCGCATCCTGGCTGCGACATCAATACGTCGCCAGCAAGGTGGGGAAGTGACCGCTTTGCTATTGAAGTTCGCTCCCTGGGTCGCCGGCGCGATTGTCCTCCTGGGATTGGGAGGTTGGGCCGGCTACCATCTGAACCCCTGGCAGGCGCGCTATCAGGCTCTGCAGACCTCGGATGCACTGGCCCGCACCCAAGCAGAGGAAACAGTGCGAAAGACGCTCCTAGCGCAGCTGGCGCAGGCGCAGGAGACGACCCGTAACAACCAAGCCGCTATGGTGACCCTTGCTAACCAAAACGCCCAAAATGCTGCCGACCGCGACGCTACTATTGTGCGTCTGCATCGCCTCGAGCAGCTGCTCGCAGCCGAAGCAGCCCGAACCGCCGCAAATGGTGGAATGCCGAAAACCGGTAGTAGACCCGCAACTGTTACTTCCCCCGGAGACCCAGGCATTGACCGCGCTGGAGAACTTCTTGTCGCCGCCCGCGACGAGTGTCGGCGAAACGCCAACCGGCTCCAAGCCCTCATCGCCGAAATAACCCCGCAGCTATGATCATTGCCCTGGCCATCTTCGTCATCCTCATGGTGTTGGCCATTCTAGTAATTATCAACAGGCTTGCCGGCAAGACCTATGTGGGCAAAACCCTGCTCGCCTTCGACTACTTCGTCTCCGTCCTGTGGAGTCGGGACTTCGACATCACCATCTCAAGCCAGTGCGGGCTTTATTGGCGAAAGGGGAACCCGCCGGCCTTCTGGGCATTACTGCACCGTATGCTGAACGGGTTGCAGAAGGGGCATTGCGAGGCTGCTTTAGCCGGAGACCTTGCCCGCGCTCAGAACGCCATCAAGCTATTGAGCTGAGTGTCCGCGGGCACTTGCTCGCATGACTATGCAGATCGCTTCCAACTGGTCAGCCGTGAACGTGTCGTCCAAGCGCCACCCTCCTTCATCACCCCAAGGATAAGCCAACTTCGTGTGAGGGCCGCCATTGGGGTCAGTGATGTAATCCACGATCCTTTTGGCATTTTCAATGTCCATAGGGACTTTATCCTCCGCTAGCCGGTAGTCGGGTCCCGCAGCTTCTCCAACGCTTCTCTGGCTACCTCCTGTAGCAATCCCCGTGGACATAGCGGGTCTGCGTCCGCGATCGTTTTAAGAGCGCGCTGATACTGATCATGCCAGCGTTCTAGCAATATCTGCTCGAAGGAACTGTTTGCGTTCCAGATAAACTCGCTCATCGACGATCTCCGCTAGGACGTAGTCGAGGGTCATGAACCGGGCATCCTCCTGGGCTCAGAAGATTGTTCCATCGATCGTAGATGCACCTGCAGCCTGTGAGTGATTGCTGGTGAGCGCGGAACGAGATGGCCTCGCACATCACACAACCCATGCCACCCGGCAGGTTACTGTGCTCGCAGCTTGGTTCGCTCATGACTTCATCCTCGACGCAGAGCGGCTCTATCAGTCGAATTCTTCGGACTCATCGAAACTAATCAATGCTCTCAGCACTACATTCTTGTTTGAACCCAGCACGCGACGCGCCGTGAGGTCTTCGATAAAGCTTATTTGCTCACGCTCCAAACGACATGAGAACGCTTCCAGGTTATCGGACTTTTCCTCTTTCACTCCAATATCTTAGCAGCGTTTGTACTACGATTGACATACTCGTGATCGGCGGTAAAATGATTGGGTAGGACTGATCCTGTCTACAGTGGCAGGGGTAGGTTTTACTTGGGGCCGCTACTTGCGGCCCCGCCAATTTTGGCGGTCAGATAATTCCAAGCGGGCTTGGGATTGGCTGCCTTGAAGCAGATCGGCTCTAAGAGGGGGAACGACGTGTGCAAGCCGTATTTCTTCTTGTGTTCTGGGACGCCTCTTAGATAACGGCTATTGGCGTATAGTGGAGTACCGGGGAGTCGAGCCCCGCGCCGACGGTTTAGGAGGCCTAGGCGGCAACCTGCGTACCCCGCTCAAGCGACATGCCCAAACAGAAACGACAGGAACACGGTAAGCCTCTGAAAAAGCAGAGAAAGGTAAAGCAGACGCAATCTGCTTCAAGTCACAGGGCTGACTTTGAGAACCTGCTCGACCTTGCTGCGAAGAGGGAAAAACAAGATAATCACTCTTGAGTCACCAATCGCGCCGCGTTCGCTGTGTGATCCGGTGAGGGGAGTGGCAAGAGCACTGGCCGTCAAACTAGCCTCTTGCCACTCCCAGCTCTTATGGCCGCGCCGGGCGCGGCCTATCTACTTAACTTCATTGACTATTCTCCTGCTGCGCCACGACGTAGTAACGGCCAGGATGCCGCATCCAGGCATGCCAGTCTCCACGGCCGCTCGCTGAATGCCGACATGCTCAGTACGGCGGAACACCATGAGCCGTCGTCCAAGGTCTCAGTGAATGACACGTTGGAGTCCGTTGGCTCCTTGCCGTCGCTCGTCTTCAGGACGGTCACACTGCCGTCGTCATTGCGTTTGAAGAATAGGCCGTCTTTTACGTGAAACATGTACAACTCCTAAATTGACTCGCTCAGGTTCTCGCTTGTAGTCGCTCGTTCAATCCGCGCACTCGATTGAACAGTAAAATACTCCATCGGTTCTCGTTGCCTGCCCAGGCTTCCCGCACCGGGCACATTCTCGGGTGAAGGTCGATGGAGCTGAGTTCGATTTCTGTGCGAGTCGTGGCCCGCAGTAAGCGCATGACAGATCGTTGCACGCGCAGTTCCATTTGACCGACCGACCGGCCCGCACCGCTCGTTGCTCAAGGTCCGGTAGTCGGTCCTGTAGGGCGCCCACGAGGTCGGCGGGGGAGGATTTCTCCGCCAAAATACCCTTCATCTCTCGAAAGGACGGAAGAATTACTTCCGGTTCGGATTTCGCCGCGACTCTAACAGCATCAACTGCGGTATCGTAATTGTCTGTACCGCTAGCTATCATGTGTAGCACGTTACTCACGTGCATCTCTTTGAAGGCACGCCATCGCAGAGCGTCATCGAACGGGTGGCTAGACGTGCCCGAACACGCAGCGGATTCGTCAGCCCGCTGACCGCTATCGTCGCAATCCCTAGCCTGGAAACTTTTCAGAGCGGGTGCCACAGACATCGGCTCGCAGTACACGTCATGGTCACCTGGGGGCAGACCGGGAGCGTAAAAACTCACCGACACTTCATCCGGTGCGTAGTGCCCAGCGCCAGATTCCCGTACGGTGATCTTCGCAATGGGCGCTTGAGGCGCTCTCGGTTCGGCCGCTGCTCTCAAAACGACGGAACGTCCGCAACGGCGACAGAAATACGCCCCCCAATCATGCTCGCCATCAGGACAGTCCTCGTTCCGCTGCTCCGGTTCGAGATGTGACAGAGCCTCGCCAAGCCACGCGTGTACTTTCCGAGCAGACTCAACGTCCAAACTCATATAAAAATCGTGTCCTTCCTGCAATATCGCAACAAGAGACTCTTCCGAAATCAGCCACGCATTCAGTCCCTCAATCTCAAGCTCCGGGAGTTCCTTGAATTTCTGATTTGTCACGGCTTGTTCTGATTTGGCAGCAGGCACTATTTGAAAACGACTGTCGCATTCAGGGCACCAATACTGCCCAGACTCTTCCGCCTCCAATCTGTCGTGTCTGCATTCGACTTCCTTCTTCGTCACGGCGTCTTCTCCGGTTCGGCATCGAGTCCGCCGCCTGCCAATTCGTTCACTAGGCTTGTGTTGGCATCGTAGAGTGCCTCATTGTCGCGGATTAGTGCGGCATTCTCAGCGCGCAGGCGTTCGATCTCGGCAACGTCCGCAGGATCCCGAATGCGGAAACCGTGTTCACCGCATACAAAGCGCAATGCATCGGACTTGCCGAAAGGATCCTTCAGCATCGATTGAGTTGCGGGTTTCCCGCAGACGTCGCATAAATTTGTCATGAGTGCCTCGGCGTGAAGTTTGGCCCCATCAGTGGCAATTGATCTGCGAGTTGGGAGAGGCAGGCAATGCAGATATGCGTGCCGTCGGTCGATTGCGGCGTGCTGAGCTTGAACTGGCGCAGGTCCGAGAATCGGCACCCGCGAATATTTGCCTCAAGGGTTTCCTCGTGGCAGATATCGCACTTCCAGACCTTCCTAAAACTCACAGACTACCCCTTGAGTTAAGACCGTGCGGCGTGATCCGCTGCGCGTAATCCGGCAATAACCTTGTCGTGCCACGCAGCCCACTGTTCCCACGTGTATTCGAGCTTGCAGGACTGACCACGCCCCGGATACTTGTACCAGCGGATCTCCTGCGGGTCGCCCTCGACCCAGAAATTAGGGCCAGCGTCTACGTCGTCGTCATAGCGGTACGCGCGTATGTGCACTGTGCCTATATCGGCATCCTCGCGAAAATACTGCTGCTGGTTGATGTTCCAGAAGACACGCTCCAACTGGGCCATGATCCCGGTGATCATGGAATCAACCCAATCTGGCGTGCCATGGCTTCCAGTCGGCTGGCCAAACAACACTTGGCCTAGTTCAGGTGATTCGCTCATAGTTGGGGAGCGGCTCGGTCCAGTGCTCGCACTGCCTTCGTGCGGGGGAACTTCACGAAGCGCGCGCCGCCCTCTAGCGGGAAAGGAACCTTCCGCGCCTTGGCGGGCATATCGACCGTAACCGTGTCGTTAGTTTCCCGCACGATGGGCGCCGTGAATCGGATCAGAGCGCCGTCCGAATTGGTGAGCTGAATCCGTACCCGTTTACCAATGAGAATCATGACCGTCTCACTTCTTGGTTGTCCGAATTGCTAAACGCCTGTAGTGCCAAAATCAGCAGCTGCGGATATCGAAACCCGCGCCCCTGCTCGATGCCCTCTAGGGTGCGCTTGGGGATGCCCAGGAGCTGCGCAGCGCGACTGACGGGCATCTCTCCACGCCACCGCTTGATGGCCGCAGCGAGCTCCGCAGACGGGTCTGGCTTCTTTGCCCTCACAGCGCGAACCCCTTGGCGCGCACGGCCTGGACGGCCTCATCCTGAGTCGCAAACGCCTGCATCCGGCAGGCGAAGTCCAGATGCTCAAAGCTACCCGTCGATCGCTCGGCGCAGTAGTAGGCGACGTAGTATTCCGCCCCCTCGGGGTCAACGCAGTTCTGCAAGACATACGCCTTACCATCCGCGCGCCGGCCAATGACCTGGAAAGCCCCATCGATGAACCCGCTTGAGTTGTAGACCTTGGCCATGTGATTCTCCCGTGTCGATGGGAGAGACTATACGCGCTGCGCGTATGCGCGTCAAGCGTATTCACGGGATTATTTTTGCGGTGTTGCCTCATGAGCTGATGACTGTGGTGGAGCAGGTCTATTGAACCAATCGTAAAGCCGACACGGGCCGGCCTCGCAGTGCCAGCCGCCTGACTCCCGCAGGTAACGCAACAGGCGCCTAGCCTCACCTGGCTGCATCCAGAAGGCGTTCCAGCACCAGTTGCCGTACCACTCCTTCTCACGCTCAAACGCAAAGATGCGCCTGGACAACCGCACGCGACCATCTCCGAGATACGTTACGCGCGGGCCCCGAAAGAAATCGACGTGCTGTAGCTCGGTATCCTGATCGTTCCCGTATTGCAGCGCCGAGAAGTGGCCGGTGAAATGGCCATTATCAGGGTTGTTGCACGCGATGGATATGAGCGTCAGCATGACTTCATTTCACGGTTTGAGCGTTCAGAACGTCACCGAGCCGTCTACTTGCTTCCAACGAAGCACGCAGCCATCGACCCCCGGCGCCGGTACGCAATGCGCTACACCATCTTCAGTTACGACTCGGTGCGTTGAGCCACCCTGACGGAAGAACAGTTTCTGGGGCTTGTCGATGCGATACACGCGACCGCCGAAGTCGTACTCCCGCCAGAGTTCCACTGTGATGTCTTTCTCGATCAGATCTGACATGTGCGCTCCAAAATGATTAATCCGCCTTTGGTTCGACCGCAGCGTTTCCAGCCTGCGGCGATAAAGCAAAATCCAGGGTTCGTTGAGGCAATCTTCGTCGGATCGACGTAGGTGTAATGCCGGCGATCAGGCCAGAGGCAATCAGCAATTTGATCCGCCTGGCGTATGAGGCACGAGCTGCTGCGGCTCGATTCGTTCCGGAAGACCGCGCAGTTGATCCCGTCTTGTCCACTGTCATCGATGAAAACGCGCCAGACGAAGAGGGCATCGGCATGCTCGGTTCTGAGCACAACCTTTTCGCCGGGACCAACGAACTGGTCTTTGGCTCGCTGTCGGCCGTCTGCGTATCGATATCGTGAGTAGTGTCGTTCATACAACTCGACGCAATCCAGATCGCTGTCCTTTGTAAGCCACCAATCAGCCACGTGGTTCTAATGCGCTGTGTGCGTTCGCGGTCTTCAGGGCACGCCAGAGTGCCTCCCAATCACGTTTCGAGATGATCAGGTGATCGCCAGCAGAAGCTCGGAAGCTGACTGCCTCGAATGTCCATTGGTCAGAGGTCAGGTCTGCATGATGGCTCTGCATCAGTTGCATTTCGCGCTCCAGATGGGAGCGAACTTGATCAAGTTCCACCGACAGATCCTCCATTGGACGGGCCTCTAGCGCGTTCCAGTTCTTCGCGAATGATCCTACGTACATCGGCTTCGGTAAGCGGAGTAGGCCAGAATTCCGCTTTCCCGATCGGCCACGGGGTCGGGCCGCCGGGCGATTGGCCCGGGAGAGGCGGCCCCACGGCCCCGCATGCATTGCAAACGCCTCCGGCTGGAGGGCCGCTGACACACATGCAGACTTTCATGGTTTCTCCGATGGAGCAGAGTTGGATGTAGGAGGTGTCGGAAACTCGCGGACAAGCAAGTCAGCTGGAATTTCGGCCTTCCCGGTCATCTGCTTCATGAAGAACGCCGTACCAGTGTCTTTGCACTGCTCGCGCAGGTAACGCGCCCAATCGGGATTCATCTCCCGCGCATGACTGCCGCTCTCGCCGCCGCAGATAATCCAATCAATCGAAGGCTGTTGAATGACTTCGCCCGCACACGAATACATATCGCCGTTGAGCGCACACAGTGGGTCATGACAGTCTGCCGCGTGGCCGAAGTACTCCGGGACCAGCCACTGCTCCGCGTCCAATGAAATCATCGAGAGCATGGGTTCAATCGACAGGAAGTGGACCGCAGCGGGGATACGAAGCAACTTCGGTATGTCTCGATCGGCTTCCTCCTGGTTGACGACAGTGATTCCCAGCCAGACGTTGCGCGGCCAGTTGCTCTCGTGCCAATTGTGCATCATGCCTGCCACGTTCCCAATGCGTTTGGTGAGTAACAGCCAGTCAAGATGGGGCGTGTGCTCAATCAGTCGCATCAAATCGACGCGCCACAGAGAGTCAGCCTCGTTGTCGAACACGTCCGCAAGGGAAGCGCAGAACACGCGCCTACGAATCCCGGTTGCCGCGGCGTCACGATTCCACTTAAGAGGTTTGTTCCAGTTGGCGATAGACGTTCGGACGCGAGATCCACCCCATTCGACCATGCCACTGCGCTTTGCCCAGCCTTCCGCGTAGCAGTGATCGCAGCCGGGACTGATCTTCGTGCAGCCGACCCACGGATTGAATGTGTGGTTGGTCCACTCGATGGCACTATTCTCGCCCATGAGCCGCTCCGTGCTGTGGACCGAGTCGCCTTTTGAGTTCGATATGGGCGGCCTTTTCTTCAGGTGTACGCTTCCGGTGCCACTTAAGGCCGCCCACGGTGAATTGCACCTCGTAATCGTCCGTCATGCCTTCGTAGTATTTTCCCGGAGGCAAACCACGCTTCCAATCATCCACGACTATCTCCCTTGCCCGCAGGTGCTCGACCTACGCAGGCGACCACGAGATTCCACTTAAGCAGGCCGCCAGGCCATCGCAGGATCTGTATTGGGCCAGCAACAACCACGGACCCGCCCTGCGACTCGATGTATTCCTGGACAGCCCGGTAGAGGCAATTCAGCTTGTCTGTTGGCCTGCGCCGCTCCTTACGCGGTTTTCTTTTCTTGGGTGTCATACTTCCTCGCTCAGAGTGCCTCAAGGATAGATGTTTCGTTGATCACGATCACCGCGGGGCAGTAGGTACAGTTGCACCTCACGCGCCACCAGCGGAAGCCATGGCGACTCAACCTACCGATTGAGTCTCTGTACTCGACCTCTCCCAAGTAGGCCCACGGAGTTCCCCATGCACCGTTACGCACACTCTTCACTGAGTAACAGTCCTTAACGTGCGGCTTCAATACCTTCGACACCAATCTCTTTTTCATGGAGCGCATCCCCCGTTCACCGCTAGTCGCCCACGTATGAGGTGTGTTGACAGGTGACCTTGACATGCTGGTGCTCGTTGTCGAATCCCGGCGTTGCCGGCCGCTTTACAATCACTTCCACCTTCTTCACCTGGAATGTGTGCTCGTAACAAGTAGATGTGTCGTTGAGTCTTCCGCCGACAATCCAGAACACAGCGCACAGTGGCCCCTCGTACCACATCGTCTGGTAGTGGCCCTCGTACTTGCCGTAGGTGAGTGTGGCGTCTCCGAACCGGGTATGGATCTGGTGAACGTTCCCGGTGTCGTTGTAGCCGCCGCACTTCTGTACCCCGTCCCATCGCGCACCATTTCGTCTGCTCATGACTGACCATCGCTGGCTTTCTCCGCTGGTACTTGCACGCCCACGTCGTAGCTACCGCATGGGCATTTGGCATAGACAACTCTCGTCTCGTCCGTTGTGCTGTTCTTCCGAATCTCTGCCATCCAGTTGGCGTGTAACTCGTCCATGTACTTACGGAGCAACTCCCATTCGGCGCGGCTCAGGAGAACAGTCCCTTTGCGCTTGTCGATCAGGCTGCCACCGACACGCGCCATGAGCAAATTTACCTGCAGCGCCAGCTCCTTTGAGGGTATGTTTCGCTCACTTGACATGGTGCACCTTCATGATTGCTCGGCCGATGGCCTCGGCATCTGGGGGAAAGACGGTGTCTCCGAGAGCGGCAATTCGCTCCACCCAGGCGGAAAGCCGAGCATCCACTCCACGATCTCCGGCCCTGGCCGCGCGCCAAGCTCCTCTTGGAGGTGCAGGCCACGGGACCGATTCAGCCTGGCGTGATTCGGCGAGCCGGGACACCGAGTTGCATCGCTCGAGCAGGGCGTGGGCAACAATGAACACGCGCCGGCGTTGATGAGGCGCGCCACTATGGCAAGCCTGTCGTTGAAATCGGGATGAGTGATAGCCAAGGCTCGCCAGATCTGCCGCAACTTGAGCTTCCCACCGGGAATTGCCAGGGGGTTGCTCGATGAGGGCGTATTCGGGACGTCCTTCCTCGATGAGGCGCGCCATTTCCGGCCAGAGGGTTTCCCCCGTCCTTTTGCCCTGGATCGCCGCGGCGAGGCTGGTGCGCTGGCAGGGAGGGCCTCCGACGATGAGCTCGAATCGGGGAACATCTTGAGCGTGGAGCTCGTGGACGTCGGTAGCGCAGGGGACGCCAGGCCAGTGCTTGGCCAAGATGGCTCGCCGATAGGGATTGAGTTCGCAGAATCCGACTGACCGGAATCCTGCGCGCTCCAATCCGAGGGCCATGCCTCCGATCCCGCTGAAAAGATCGAGGACATTCACACATCCTCAGTGGGAATGGAGTCCTGTTGGGATGTAGTCATGCTGCTACCTCCGCCTTAGCCGGCTCACGCGGCATCCATGTTGGCCATTCCGCCCGATCAAACTTCATGGCCATGATGCAGATGATCAGCCCAGGCCGATTCACAACCTGCACGATACTGACGCCGTTGTCAGGATTACGGTCATCGTGTGAGAAGAAAACGCCCGTATGCCGCCTATCTCGGCAGGTCTTCCAGAGGCGAGCGAGGTAGAGGGCTTGCAGAGCTGCAGGCGCTCCGGGCTTCAGGTGCTCGATTGGAGGGATTGGTTTGCGCCATTCAGGGTAGCGGCCGTCGATGAATGGTGGACCCACCTGAACAAAGGTCTCGGCGCCATGCTCATGCAGCGTGACCCGGCCTTTATCGTCCGATACGACAATTTCGCGATCGTGATTGCCTTCCGGGTTGTCCCGCAGCGCATTCTCCAGCCCTTCCTCGACTCTGAGTATTCGAGGCTGATCCGCTCGGGCCGCAGGGCTATGGATCGCAGCCAGCATATGCCCCTCGGTAGCAACGATCATGCAACCGCCTTCCGGCACCGGCTCGACAAACACGCCATCAAGGTAATAGCGGACGTCTTGATGCGCTCGAAACGGGACGACGGCCGCCAGATCGATTGCAGGAACTCTGACTATAGGATCGCTCATTGTTTCACCTGTGTTAAGACTCCAAGATCGGCCAGGATGTGGTCAGAAGGGGATGTCATTGGTTTCCTCTGCGACAACCACCTGAGTGTTAGGCGCCTCGATCTCGGGCAGCTCGCCGCATTGAGTCTCATAGATCGGGACTTCCTTCATCTCTGTACCGACCTGAACGCGCCGGCACAGAGTGCTGGAGAACATCATGAAGATGTCTCCATAGCCATCCTGGCTCCAAAAGGCGTTAAACGCTGTATCGCCTTTCTTCGGGCGTGAGGTGGTATTGAACCCGGCGCGGCGTAAAAGCCCCCAGACGGCCTTGAGGCGATCCCCATCGCCCGCGAACGATAGGTTGATCCACGCATTGCCGACATCGAAGGTCGGATCTATGTCCATCTCCTCGAAACTGCGGAACAGCTCGGGGAATGCGGTCACTGTGGCCTTGAACATCTTGCCGTTCTTGGCAGCCTTCTGCTGCTGCTCCACCAAGCGCAGGAGGGTTTTAGCCGGTAGGTGCTCCAGCGGCTCGGGCTCGATGATTGTGACTTCTTCGTTCATTGTTTTTACCTTTAGTTACAGTGCGTTAAGCTCATTCGTCCGGAGCTGCTCACTTCCTTTCTCGAGAACTCCAAAATCCCCAGATAAGCAGACTCACGCCAGAGACAACAAGAAAAAAGAGCGCGACCCAGTTCCATAACGGCATGATGTCCCAATTCATGATTGCTCCCACGGATGACGCACTTTACCGGGCGCCTCCGCAGTCCTACGCTTGGTTGCCCAGTGAGGCGGCGGCAGCACTTCAGACTGACGACCGATACAACACAGCATTGCTGTCAGAGAGATGATGCCGACAATTACGATTAGCCACAGCATTGCAGCGGAGAAAGAGAGGTGGATCCACCAATGAATCATCGCGCGTCCTCCTCTTCGATCGGCTCCCGATCATCCGGCAAGTCGATGCTGCCCAGATCACGCGAATCGAATTCGTCCGCGCAATCCAGATGCGCGTAATCGTGGTTGACGATAGCGTGAGGAGCGGTCACGTCGAGTAGTTGGCGGCAGAGAGAACAGATAGGAATCATGGCTGCAACGATTCCATGAATTGTTGGTTCCAGTCAAAAATGTTGGCGCCATCCCGCGCAGCTCCACCATCCGCCCAATACACCCGCAGCATCGCGAAATCACAAAAATCTCTGTCGATAGGCCAGAGATTGCGAGCACGCAATTTCAAAAAAATTGCGGTGTCCTCGGCTGTGGGCAGGCACAGGCTAAATTCTGGTAGTTTTTCCGTCATACGAATCTCCGTTTTCAGTATGTGCCATTACTGGCGATGAAACTCAGGAGTGCCCCATCTGGACGGACGTCCTTCGCGCAGCGCCGCCAAGTCCTCTGCGCATTTGCCGTGCGGGAACTTCTCTGCATGCCGCTTTTCGGCGCTATGCAACATGGCTCTCTGCGTGCGCTCAAGGGCATCAATGGACAAGTCATTGGCGTAATACGCCAGCATGCCGAGCTGGAAAGCCACGTTAATGTCGATACCGGCCTTGATCGCGGCAACGGTCACATCGACCTTCCCATGTGGACATCCAACAGCGCTGAATCTGGTGGCGATCGCGGCGCGGGAAATTGAACCGTTTGCGCGAATGATGGGCGGAAGCTTTACGACCGGGAACTCGCTGCGCGGATACATTTTCATGGGGGCCGTCTCCTTACTTGATGTGCGCAGCCTATCACACGTTGCCGGGCGCCGCAACTCTCTTTTTAGCCGCGTCGCTAGCGGCCTTCAGCGCGTTTTTCGCGTCGCCTGGCGGGATTTTGGCCCACAGGCTGGCCCGCTGGGTCTCCAACTGCGCGAACGCGTCAGCAGACTCGCAGTCGGCGTAGGCGCGGGTTAGGGAGTCGGGGTCGATGTCTGCGGGCGAAGGCTGCTTCGGTTTACCGCCGGCTGCCCATTCGGCCAACTTCTGGCCGGTATCCTCATCAAGTGGCTTCGGCTTTTCGAACAAGGAGCGGAACTGTTCGGGCAACTTAATGATCGCACGCTCGCCCATCTCCTCGGGATGCCACGATGGAATGCCGCCGCTATTTGGATACAGCAGACAATTCAGCGTCATTTCGTAGATCATCTCATCGCCTGCGATCGGCATGAACCCCATCGGCTGGGGGGGCTTACCCGGAATGATCTTCAATTTCTCTTTGGCGCGGAAGCACCAAATGGTATTGACTTGCATCTGCAGTACTGTGTTGAGAAACCGACGCAATTCCGACTTGGGCTTTTGCCATGCCGACATCTGTACCTTATCGCGCGTAGTACGCCAAGCCGTCATCAACCGCTCGCACTCGGCCTCATGCATTTCCAGCGTCCCGCCAGGGCCTTCATGGAGATGTGAGGCGCTGTCGATAATGATTATCTTGGCTCCTTTCTTCGCGCAATGTTCGACTGCGTCGAGATACGACATGGCGTCAAATGGAGCGCCAAACGGTACGTGTCTGAACTGGTGCGCATCTGCATAGTGGAGCATGCGCTTGGCTTCGGTATCGATTCCGAATATCTCCCCGCCAGTCACTCTCTGCATCCCTTCAGCGAGTCGTAGGGCTGATTTCGTTTTCCCGCTACCAGAACTGCCTACCAGTCCAACCAGCAAAGGCACCATTTGACGTATCGCGGGCGTGTCATCGAACGTGCGTGTCATTGGGCCTCCATCAGTGTCTCACTCATCAACCACGGCATCGGCTCCAGCCGCGCGACTTGGCCGCCGTATCCAGGCCACACGTTCGTCTCCAGACACCGCTCCCATGTCTGCACTGCGCGCACCCACTGACGCTGCCCCAGTTCGCGCATTGCGCCTGACGGCTCCGCGACGGACACGGCATACGGCGGATCGATCTCGATGAACACGAACTGGAAGGTCACTCGCCCGGCGAGTTCCGGGACGAGTTTCTCAAGACAGCTCACGTAAGCTGCCCACTGGACATGGTAGCCGTAGTCCGTGAAATGCCGTCTCAGGTTTTCGGGATTTGCGTTGCGCGTCTTCTTCACTTCGAGAATCTCGCCGAGGTCGGGGCGCACGACATCCATCTTGCCGCGGCAGATGATGGGGCCATTCCATCCTGGCTCATCCCATTCAAAGGCGACTTCGTTGTGCCCCGCGAGAGAGACACCCGCAGCCTTGATGTTGGCGTGGATCTGGTCCAACGCTTCCTGGATGCCGTCGAACTCTTTGCGCTTGATGGGGATGAGCCCTTGTTCCAGTACAGCGTCGCGATCCTCCTGCGACTTTTTCGTACTGTACTTGTCGTAATCGAGAACGACGATTTTCTCCATGCCCTTGCCAAGTAGCAGCGCATGCAGGAGAGTCCCTTCGTCCGTCGCGTCAGTCGGCGTGCGCGGAATGCCGCCCAACTTCGGATGCGCTGCCCAGGCATGCAAAGGGCTTTGGCTGATCAAAATATTGGCGATGGACTGGCTCAATGAGGGAGTGCGACACGGGTCCGCGAAGTACTCGGCGTCTGTTATGTTGAGCAGGCGGGCGGTCATTCCGGATCCCTCGGCGGTAATCCCGACGTGCGCCGCACTTCGTCAAGCGCCCACTCTGCTCCCGCCTTCCATGCCAGCCAAAACTGCTGGCGCAATGTCAGATTGTCCCGCCGTTCTTTCAGCCATGCATCGAAGGATTTATTCAGTTCGGCTGTGTCGGTAGCCATTTTACTCGGCCTCCTTGCCTGGAATCGTGCCGCCGTTCTCAGCGCGGATACGGTCCGCGATCTTGGTACGGTGGACGGGAATGTCGCGAGGGGCGTCGATTCCGACGCGAGTCTGGTTGCCGCGCGAGCCAAGGATTTTGACCTTGACGTGGTTACCGATCTCGAAGGACTCGCCGTCTTTGATTGAGATAATCAACATGGTCGGAACTCCTTTTACTGGGGAAATTATTTAGCGTGACAGGTGCACGTCGCGCAGTGCGATTGCCTACCAACTATTGCAGCCGTCGTGCGATTCTTCACGTTTAACACCTTGAATATCGACGTGACGTATCCTTTAACGGTCTTTTCGGATAGCTGCAAATTTGCGGCAATCTCGCGATTGGTGTAGCCCTCGCAGATGCCGGTTAGGACTTGGCGCTGGCGAGCGCTCAGTTCGATACTCATTCATACACCCCTTCCGAAATCTCATACTCCCGCATCGCCTCGGCGACCGCTTCGTCGGCGTGCGCGAGCGGGGGCCAGCTCTTGAGGCACTCCATCGGGACATCCTTGTCCGCGAGCCGATTCTCGCGCATCTCGGCGCGCGCATTCCGGCGAGCGATGGCGCGCTCGCGGAGCAGTCGCAGGAGAGTGTCGGCCTCAGTAGTCATTCCTCCGCAACCTCGCCAGCCTTTTCTGGCTCAATGCCGGCTTTGATCGCAGCCACGACGTCGCCTTGTTCAGCGTAAGCGACCGTGTACGGGCGGCTGACAAAGTGCGACCGCGCCGCAGCCACAGATACTGCATCGATCAGCGCTATCGGGTCGCCGGTTTCTTTCGAACGGACGATATAGTGCCGGGTTGAAATTGTCTTAGCCATTGTTGCCTCGGTTGTTGTCAAGTCTCTCTTGCCGGCCATCTTCGAAGGCATCTAGCGCAGCCAGAATTAACGTCTGCGTCGGGTCCGTCCCATCGCCGAACAGCACCGTATCGCTCAGCCTCCGTGAGCCCATCCGGCCGCACGCGCGGGCTTCTTCCAACAAGGCTGCGCGGCGTCGGGGATCTTGTTTATTCAATCCTCACCTCCCCACCCTTCCTCAAATTGCCGCCATTCCTCATACGTCTTGAACGTGCGGCCTCGCGGCGCGGGACGATAGATCGCCCACAGAATCAGTCCGACGCCAATGCCACCAATGATGTAGTACATAACGCCCCCTAGTTCAGTAAATATAGTGCGAATGAACAGCCGATAATAATGCCGACCAGCAATCCAGCGACCGTGCAGATAGCGGCCACTGTCAGTCGTGTGTGCAGTTCTTTGTCTGTCGGGTACATTGTGTGAGAACCCTCGCACAGTCTTAAGTCGTTTGCAAATCTTTTTTGTGTGCGGCCTATCACGTATGCTAGCTTTCGCTACCATGAGAAACGACAAGTCCTGGGGAAAGCGCAAGCGCCCGAATGGCCCTTTGGTCAATCTTTTCACGAGCATGCGCGCGGAGGCGCTGCAATATCTGCGCGAGCATTCGGGCGGCCGGCAGATCGAGATCGCTGAACAGGTGGGGCTCACGCGCGAAACAATCGGCCGGTATATCGCTGGCGAGTACGAGCCGCAAGATGTCTACACCGTGCAGGAGTTGCACAATTTTGCGCAGCGGGACCGGAAGGTGAATGGCAATGGGTAAGCCTACGGCGAACGATCTGCTGAGTCTTCATTGGAGAAAACTCGGAGCAGAGTTACCAGACGTATACGACTATCTCTTTGCGCGGTGCGAGGCGGACGGTCAACCATTCGTCATGGCACTGACGTTAGTGTCAACCTGCGCCCACGGCTACACCGTTTGCGCGCGGTGCAAGTTTCCGCCATCATCACCGAATACACCCGAAAGGGGATAACCGTGTTGTAAGCACGGAGCGATGCAGTGACCGCGACAGTCCCTGTGGCCACAGGGTCATATTTGTAGGTCCGACCTGAGCGAGGATGCTCGGACACCGGCCGGACGCTGCATCGCTTCCCCCGCATTTGTGATCACCCTCCGCCCCTACCAGCTCGACGGCATCGCGCGCATACGCCAAGCGTTCGGCCCTGATCGCTGCCGCGCCCCGCTGTACGTGCTCCCAACTGGCGGCGGCAAGACCGTCATCTTCAGCCACATCGCGTACGGTGCCCAGGCCAAAGGCAACCGCGTACTCATTCTCACGCACCGCATTGAGCTCGTTGACCAGATATCTGGTTCACTCGCCAACGCGGGTGTCGATCATGGCTATATCGCTGCAGGCTATACCAAGCGATCAGCACTAACCTATGTCGCCAACATCCAGACCCTCGTCCGCCGCCTCGGCGAAACGCCTGCGCCCGACTTGATCATTATCGACGAGGCCCATCACGCGCGCGCCGCGACCTGGGAGTCGGTCATTCGACACTGGCCGAATGCGAAGCTACTTGGAGTGACCGCGACGCCCATGCGCCCATCAGGTGAGGGACTCGGCACCATATTCGACAAGCTGATCGTAGGTCCTTCGCCGGCTGAGCTCATCGCAGGCGGATGGCTCGCGCCGCCGATTGTCTTCGGGCCTGAGACCGTCGATACCAGCGGACTACACACGCGAGCCGGCGAGTTCGTCACCAGCGAATCCGAGGAACTGGTCAACACACCCGCCATCACAGGCAGCGCGCTCGAGATGTACCGCAGCAAGACCGATGGACTGCCGGCGCTCGCGTTCTGCGTGTCAGTGCAGCATGCGCACGATGTCGCGAAACAATTCCGCGACGCGGGATATTCGGCCATGGCGCTGGACGGCGGCACGGATCGCGAGATTCGCCGGGGCGTCGTGAAGGATTTCCGCGACCGAAAGATCACGCTACTCGCGAGCTGCGATCTGTTCAGCGAAGGCTTCGACTGCCCCGGCGTGCACGTTGGAATCATGCTGCGCCCCACGCAGTCCGAAGTGATCTACCGCCAGCAGTGCGGACGTATTTTGCGGCCCGAGATTGGCAAAGAGCGCGCTTGGATCTTCGATCACTGTCGTAACTGGGAGCGCTTTGGTTTGCCACACTGGGACCGCGCGACGCCGTGGACTCTCAACGGTGAGGACCAGCCGAAAAAGAAAAAAGCCACCTCCGTCAAAGTCTGCCCCAATTGTTGGGCCGCGATGCAGTCCGCTGCGCGCAAGTGTCCGGAGTGTGGATATCTATTTGTGCCGAAGCCGCGCGAGGTAGAGCAGCGGGAGGGCAAGCTCGCTGAAATTACTCCGGAGGAAGTGGCACGGCGGCAGGAGAAGCGGCGGCTCGCGTTCGAGCAGTCAAAGGCGACGACGCCGGAGCAACTGGCCGAGATATTTCGGCACCGTGGATACAAGGGGGACCTTCTCGGCAGAGCTCGGCATGTGCTTGCCGCGCGGGCCGCAAAAAAATCCGCTTGACTCTCGCGCTGCTGGTGTGCGAGGGTGCGCACATGAGCTATCAAGACTTCCTGCAGCGCAAGTCTGTCGTTGCCAAGCCAACGGGGCTATTTGATATTCCAGAGCTCCATGCGGATTTATTTCCATTCCAGCGTGACATCGTTCGGTGGGCGCTCAAGCGAGGATGTGCGGCACTGTTCGAGGACTGTGGGCTCGGCAAGACGTTTCAACAGCTAGAATGGGCACGTCACATCCCTGGAGACGTGCTGATCTTGGCACCACTTGCAGTGGCCGCGCAGACGGTGAAGGAAGGCGCACGCTTCGGAATTCCAGTTACTCTGTGCCGCACACAAGCGGATACACAGCCCGGAATCAACATCACCAACTACGAAATGCTCGTGCACTTTGAGCCAAGCACCTTCGAAGGCGTCGTGTTGGACGAGTCCAGCATCTTAAAGTCTTACGACGGCAAGACGCGCACGCGGATCATTCAAGACTTCAAGAATACCCGCTTCAAGCTGGCATGCACGGCGACCCCTGCGCCCAACGATTACATGGAACTCGGCAACCATGCTGAATTCCTAGGCGTCATGACTCGCGTCGAGATGCTCTCAATGTTTTTTGTGCACGACGGCGGCGAGACTCAATCGTGGCGGCTAAAGGGGCACGCCGAGCAGGACTTCTGGCGATGGCTCGCTTCGTGGGCCGTCGTGCTGCGCAAGCCGTCCGACTTGGGCTATGACGACGGAGATTTCAAACTGCCGCCGCTGCGCATGCATGAGCATGTGCTGCGCGTCGATCGGCCGACGCCCGGTCATTTGTTCGCCCTTGAGGCATCCACGCTTCAGGAGCGCATTGCCGCGCGGCGCGACACCATTGACGAGCGTGTGGCGCAGTGCGCTGAACTAGTGAATGCGAGTGGTGAGCCGTGGGTCGTATGGTGCAACCTCAATGCCGAGTCGCAGGCGCTTGCTAAAGCTATCCCAGGCGCCATCGAAGTGACTGGATCGGATTCTGTCCAAAAGAAGGAGAAAGCACTCAGCGCCTTCACGGATGGATCAGCTCGCGTGCTAGTGAGTAAAAGTTCAATTTGTGGGTATGGCCTAAACTGGCAACACTGCCACAACGAGGCGTTCGTTGGGCTCTCCGACAGCTGGGAGCAATTCTATCAGGCTGTTAGACGTACATGGCGATTTGGCCAAATTAAACCCGTCGACGTGCACCTGATCGTGGCCGCCACTGAAGGCGCAGTGCTCAAAAACATTAAAGACAAGGAAGCCGCAGCTACAGTCATGGCAGACAACATCGTTATCCACATGCGAGACCAAATGAATGCCAACATACGAGGGACTCACCGAGTTATGAACGATTACAAGCAGGACGAGCAGTCGGGTGAGAACTGGACCATGAAACTCGGTGACTCTGTGGAGTTGATTAGGAACTTGATGGATGAGTCTGTGCACTATTCGTGCTTTAGTCCGCCATTTGCATCGCTATACACGTATAGCGCATCGGATCGCGACATGGGGAACTGCAAGAATATCGAGGAATTTACGGCACATTTTGAGTTTCTCGTGCGCGAGTTGTATCGAGTTTTGGTTCCCGGTCGACTGCTGTCGTTCCACTGCATGAATTTACCTACCAGCAAAGTCAATAACGGATACATTGGCATCCGAGACTTCCGCGGCGATCTGATCCGACTGTTCGAAGCTGCCGGATTCATCTATCACAGCGAGGTCGTCATATGGAAAGACCCAGTGACGGCTATGCAACGCACCAAGGCACTCGGATTGCTGTACAAGCAGCTAAAAAAAGATTCTGCGATGTCGCGGCAGGGAATTCCTGATTATCTCGTGACCATGCGCAAGCCAGGTGAAAACCCTGAGCGTGTGACGAAGACGGAGGAGGAGTTCCCTGTTGGATTGTGGCAACGATACGCATCGCCTGTTTGGCACGATATCAATCCATCAGACACGCTGCAGTTCAGGAGCGCTCGCGAGCAGGCCGATGAGCGACACATCTGTCCCCTGCAGCTGCAGGTGATCGAGCGCGGCATTGAGTTGTGGACTAATCCGGGTGACACCGTGCTAGATCCATTCAGCGGCATTGGCTCGACTGGATACGTAGCTCTGCAGCACGGCCGAAAGTTCATCGGTATGGAACTGAAGGAGTCCTACTACAAACAGGCATGCGCGAATCTACGACTCGCGCGTACTAGCATGGGCGGACTGTTCGAGGAGGTGACCACGCCATGATACTGACTGAAGAGTTGAGCGACGAAATGAACCGCGCGCGAGTCCGTTATGGCGACTTCGCGTCGACGCATGAGGCACTCGGCGTGCTGACCGAAGAGTATCAGGAGCTGATCGAAGCCATCCATGGCAACCGCATGGACCGCATACAGACGGAGGCATTGCAAGTCGCAGCGGTTGCCATGAGGCTGGCTGAGGCGTGCGAACGCACAGGCTTCGTGAGCCGGAGCGTGAAATGAGTCGAACGAAATATCACCGCGAATATTATCGACGCAATATTGAGCGGCGACGATTGCAGAAACTGAAGAGCAAACGCCGACTCGGAAAGGCCCATCGCTATCTGCTGGAATTGAGGAGTAATATATGATCGCTCTGTTATTTCTCGCGATGCCAATTTGCATAATTACTGGCATGATAATTGAGTGGCGCACCGGCACGATGGATCACTGGATACGTCATTTTACGCGCCCGAAGTTTCCCCCTCCGCAGCCCATCCTCCACGAGCAATTCATCGACGACTGCGAGATGTTCAACAGGGCGATGATCCAGACCCCCCTGATGCATCGCGTGTTTGAAGCACCGGAGACGCTGCAGTGAAACATCGCAATTGGATTCTTAGAATAGCGCGACTTTTGAAGACCTCGCTCATTCGGGACAATCGTGAATATGAGCGCAATTGGTGGGATTACATATGGTGAAATCCGTGCGCCTATCGTGCACATCGACGCCCCAAGTCCGCGAGGCCATTGACTCGCTGCTCAGTCCGACGAGGCCGATCTCATGAAGGTCTGCAAAATCGAACACTGCCGCTTCGCCGCCGACATGCCGCGCAACCGACCGCGATTCTGTCTGTTCCACTGGCGGCGGATTCCAACGTTGAGTGCTGCGGAATGATCAACCGCGATTGCACCATGCTCGAATTTCTCGTCAGCTGCGCACTGGACTGGACGGCGGTCATCATCGCGGTCTGCGTGTATGGCTGGCCAGCTGGCGGCATCATCATCCTGCTCTCGTGGTCGCGGAATATGGATCGGCAACGGGCTATTGAGTCAGCGTTACGCCGTCGCCTATGAGCGAATCCCAACTCCTAGCCGACATCCTGCTGAACTGCTCGCGCGGTAGTGTCAGGTTATGGCGCCAGAATTCCGGCATGGCGTGGCAAGGCAAGATTGTCTCGCAGGACCATAGTCGACTTGTTCTCAGCCCCTACCGAGCAATCAAACTAGCACCTGAAGGAACTAGCGACCTCGGCGGCGGAGTCCAAGTGATCGTCACTGAGTATATGATCGGTCGCCCCGCGTTTATTTACACTGGAATTGAAGGCAAATTCGGCAAAGGGCGCGTCAGTCCTGAGCAACAGCAGTTCATCAACATGATCCATGCCATGGGCGGCCGTGCAGGCGTCGCGCGCTCGGTTGAGGATGCGCGGCGGATTATCGAGGGCGGGAATATCTAATGATGACACTTTACTTCACCGCCCTGATCTTCGCAGCCGCAGTCGGCATAGCAGACGAACTCCGTCGCTCTTGGGATGCCGTGCTCGATTTCGGCCCTCGCGAGTTATTTCGATAACATGCGGTCCACACGCTACACCCTCGACGGCCGAACGTTATCCCTTAGACACTGGGCCCGCGAATACAACATGTCGGTTACTACGGTCCGCGAACGCATTCGACAGGGAATAGACTTGCGTACAGCGCTGACCACACCACGACTTGGATATGGATACCGCAGCATCGGTCGCTACGGCATTCCAGATGTCTTCCGCAAATGGAGCAGCGCGCCCCTCATCACTGAAAATAATCTGACACAAAGCATTGCCTTAACAGTTCAGCAGACTTAGGCTTAGCACTTTCCCAAAATGTAACGATGGGGTCCGAAGTATGGGCAACAACGCTCGTGCTCGCCGCGCTCGCCTCAATCAATTGATGGCGACCCACAGACTCACCTCACAGCATGTAGGCCAACTCATTGGTCGCAACCCATCCTATGTGCGCCGTTATAGCGCCGGCATTCAGCCTGTCCCTGAGAATATGCTGCGTCTGCTTGAGCTTGAGATTGAGCACGGCCGCGGACGAGAGATCGTCGAATCACGCGCTGCGGGCTAGCCCGTGGTCGCCAAATTCCCGCGCTTCGGCGAGATCGCCGGTCAATTGGTGGCCAATGGCTATCGGCCGCTACCTATCCCGATCGGCAAAAAATCCCCTAGCATTGATCGCTGGCCCGAGTTCATCTACCAGGATACTGAGCACGGCTACGACGCTTGGGGCACCGGTATTCTCTGCGGGTCGATTGTTGGCCTCGATATTGACGTGCGCGTGCCTGAGCTCGCCGAGCTGATGCGCGCCCACGCGGAGTCGACCCTCGGCTTGGCGCCCGCACGTATCGGTCAAGCGCCCAAAGTGCTGCTGGTCTACCAAGTTCTCGGTGAGCCCTTCACGAAGCTACAGACGGCCTCGTACCGACTCCCGACTGACCAGCCGGACGATGATGCCCATAAAGTCGAAGTCCTCGCCAAGGGCCAGCAGTTCGTCGGCTGGAACATCCACCAGAAGACCAGGAAACCGTATACATGGAATGGCCACGGCGATCTGATCGGGACCCCCGCGGCGCAGCTCTCCGAGGTCACGCGCGAGCAGCTCGTCGAATACGTGCAATGGGCGGAATCGACGCTGGCCGCGGTTGGCCACCCGATCAGCGCGCAGACTCGCGCGATTCTAGAGCCGCATACTCATAGTCCCAAGGGCCCGCAGGCCGCTGCCGATATAACCGTATTCCGCTCGGCACTCGAGTCCGTACCGAACAACGCGGATTATGATGCTTGGGTGCTCATGGCTTATGCGATCAAGGGCGCGATCGGCGACGCCGGACACGCCGATTGGATGCGCTGGTCGGCGAAGTCATCCAAGCACCAGGACCACATGGCGGAGAAGGTCTGGCGCGGCGTCAAAGACCCCAAGGCCGGCGCCGGCACGGTATTCATGTTGGCCAAGGAGAATGGGTGGCGGTTCCCTCGCCGCGACGGTGTTCCACGTGGGACGAGGCGAATCACGCAAGCCGAACCGCAGCACCCAGCTGAAGGCACCGTCATCATCGATGCCCAGACGAATCTCATTCAACCGGGCGCCTCGTTATCCGTCATTTACGAGGCGCTCGCACTCGAAAAAAAGCCCAACGGTGAGCCCCACGCCAATATCGCAAACGCCTCGCAAGTTCTGAAAAATCACCCCGATTTGGCGGGTAAAATCTGGTTTGACTCATTCCGACAGCGCATCTACCACACGCTCAAAGGCGCCGAGCGAGAGTGGTCCGACCAAGATGACCTAGCGCTCACCATCTGGATGCAGCAACAGGTCGGCTTGAGCAAAATGCCCGTCCAGACCGTCGCCCAGTCGGTCATTGCGCACGCAGCCAGTCGCAGTCGCAACTCCGTGCAGGACTACCTGAACGCGCTTGAGTGGGATCAGACTCCGCGACTGGACGATTGGCTCAGCGATTACTTGGGCGTCGACAAGACGCCCTACTCCATGGCGATCGCCCGCAACTGGCTCATCAGCATGGTTGCCCGCGCTTACATCCCAGGATGCAAGGTCGATCACATGCCGGTGCTCGAAGGCTCCATGGGTAAGGGCAAGACAAGCTTCCTTGAGTTACTGGGCGGTCAATGGTATTCGGCCGCAACTGAGTCTTTCGGCAGCCGCGAGTTCCTTCAGCAGATTATCGGGTGCTGGCTCATGGAGATGCCCGATCTCGCCAACTTCAACCGCCGCGAGCACGGCCACATCATCGCGACCATCACGATCCGCACCGATCGATTCAGGCCGCCGTACGGCCGCCACGTAATCGATCATCAGCGCACGTGCGTATTCGCAGCTACCAGCGAAAATGACGATTACCTATCCGATAGCCGCGGCATCCGTCGATTCTGGCCGCTGCGCACGAGATCGCTTGACCTGGACGCCTTTGCTCGCACCCGCGACCAATTGTTCGCCGAAGCAGTATCCGAATTCCGTAACGCCGCCACTTGGCACAGCGTGCCCGAAGCCGACACGATCAAAGAACAAACGGACCGGCGCGACGAAGACCCATGGCGCGAGCGCGTATTGAGCTACATCGAACGGCTCCAAGAAACCACAGCCGCCGAAGTGCTCATGTACGCCATCGAGCTGAATCTCAAAGACGCCACGCAAGTCGAAAAGCGCCGCGTCACCGCTATTCTCCGCGACGCCGGATGGATCAACGTCGTCGCCAAGCGCAATGGAGTATCGCTGCGCATCTGGGAAAAACCTCGATCTTAACTCCAGTTACGGTTCAGTGTTGTAACCGTGAGAATACCGTAACCTACGCAACTCATTGACATATTTGAGATAGTTACGGTAGTTACAACAGTTACAGTATTATTTATATATATACACACGCGCACACGCGCACACGCGCACACGCGCACACGCGCACACGCGCACACGCGCGCGCACGTAGGGGGTTTACAAAATCGCGTTTTCTACCGTAACTAC